TCAGCTACTGCGTGGCGCGCTGTTTAACTGATTGCTTTCTTTGAGGGCCGCGGCGCGTTGAGCGTCCAGGTACTCGGACAGGTCGGTGATATGAATTCCCTTTGCGCTCTTTTGGCTCGGCTCCATGCGCGTAATGGGGATTTTTATTTGTCCGGCACCGACCTTGCGCTGAAACATATCCGTGGTGAGGTGGGTGAAATAGTCCCTACAAATTCGATCTAAGGGAATCACAACCTGACCATCGTATTGGGCCATTAGGACAAACAGCGTTTTCATAGTGTTGCTCCTACTGCGGAAGTTGGTGTGGTCAGCAGTTGGGCAACAACAGCGGCCTCTCGGGCGCTTATATCTCCAAGTACCTGGGCCATAGTGGTTAGGCATTCAAGGCGGATCCGTGAATCAGCTGACTTCCGTATCTGGTACTCAAACAACGCTGTACCAACAATCCGGATCGCCATTAAATGTCTTCTCGACTGGGCTCCGTCATTGCTCGATGTGTTAGCGTTTGGCTCGCTGCTGCTTGGGTTCTGTGCTTGCACGGTATTGCCCTCAAGTGGTGGTTGGTGTCGAGGAGCTGCAACTCCTCGGCACCGCTCTCATTACCGGCTTTCACCGGCCTCTGTTTCTGGTGCTTGGTTATCACGCAGCTTGGAAAATCCAACACCGCACGGTTTTCGGTTTGTTGGCGGCATCGGTATCCCATGCCGAGCAGACGTTTCGGTTGGTCTCCACGAACTTGGGACACTTGCTGGTTTTGAGGTGGCGCTTGAGCTCAGTCAGGTCTGGGACCTTCTGGCGTTTCTCTGCGGCTTCCTTAGCGAAGTCGTTGAGGTTCACTGCGATCAGGCCGTCATTGCGCGAATGGTTAAGTCCACCTGCAGTGCTGTTCAGGTACTCGTATAGCTCCCAGAACTCGACGACGATGGGGTGATCAGCGTTGATCGCCAGCTGGCGCTCCTTGGCCATGCTCTGGATCTCGTCGTGGGCTGCGTCCACCTGGTGCTTTTTCAGCGGGACAACGTGCACCAGGGCATCGACTAGGGCGTGCAGTTGGGCGTGATTCTTCGCGATCCGCACTGTGCGAATCTCGGGCAGGGCCAGCAGCTGCTGTTCGTATTTGGGCCCCTTTTCGCGGACGGTCTCCATCACCTTGCTTTCCATCATAGTTGCCTTGACCAGGAAGCCGCTGACGCGGTCGACGGGCATACGCTCGAGCTTTTCCACTAGCAATTTGGTTTGTGGCGTCTGCCCGTCTTTCGTCATTGCGATGTGCACCAGGCGTTGCAGAATGGGTTCGGAAGCGTTCACCGCATGGTTCTGTCCAATGACCACAGCACCACGGAAAGGAGGCTCGCGGGTGTCGTTGCCGTTATTCTTCACACCGGTGGAGCGCACGCTGCGGCCGTTGTAGGCGGTTTTCAATTCGTCCCAGTCGTACTGTTTTGTTTGGCTACCATCGGTTTTTTCCCGCTCTGATTCGATCAGCACCACCGGCAAATTGCCGACCTGGGCGAAGTTACGTGCTCGAGCAACTGGAGTGCCCTTGGTAGGGTCGAAACCCTCGTAGTCGATACGACCGCAGAGCTTCCATAGGAACTCGATCAGCGTGGACTTACCGGCGCCTGGCTCACCGATGATCTCCATAAAGGGGTAGCTTTTCTGGTGCTGCCGGATCTGCTCGGCGAACAGCGAGCCGAACCAGAATGCGAGTGCGACCAGGCCCTTAGCACCGAAGCATTGCCAGATAATGTCTAGCCACTCGGTGTCGAATTTCTCAAGCTCCGTGTTCAGGTTGAGGATCACCGACTGGCTCAGGGTCTTGATGCTCAGCCGGTCCATGTCGAAAAAGTCCTCTTCGTTGAGCTTGAACACTTTCCCATCGCGCACCGCCACGTCACCGTAGACGTACGCGCTGTGCTCACGGGTGTAGCCTGTGAAATCAATGGTCTGAACGGTTTTGAGTGCGTCGGTTTGCTCCTCAATGAAGGCGTCCAGCTGCTGGGTGGTACCAGTAAACATCCCGCCCGGGGCAATGCCCAGCAGGCGCTTTTTGAACTCTGCAGAGGAGGCGATCTGCGAGCTGGTGAAGGTGTTCTTGATCGGTGCAGCATCGTGGGCGAACGTGATCCGGAAGTAGTACCAGGACTCGTCGGTGAGTTTGTTTTCCTGGTAGTACAGGGCCTTCGGATTACAGGTAGCTATGCGCTGCAGCGCGCCGCACTGCTGCATAGCCTTGGCCCGCATTTGTTTGTTGTTCAGCTGTTGGTCGTCGTGGTGATCGCTGTCCTCGAGTTCCTGAATCGCTTTGTTGTACTTCTCCAAGTCGAGCTTGAACCAGTACAGGCGATTGCCGAACTCCAAGTGGAATTCGCTGCGGCGTTTCCAATCAAACATCACCAGGGCTTTCTCGGTGGCGTTCTCAGCGATCAGCAGGGCGCCGTAATGCCGCGCAGTGGTGACGTCTTTGTCAACCTGAGCATCGCGCTTCTCGCCTTCATCCAGGAACTGCCAACGCTGGTGCAGATCGTTCCAGTCGACCTTCTTGTTATCCCGCTGAGGGATTTGGGCTGCTTCGCAGGTGAATCCCAGTTCACGGGCCATACGGACCCAGCGCTTGGTGTAAGCGTGTGCACCAGGTTCGTTATCCAGCGCCCAAACAAGCTTTGGCAGGTTGCCTGGGCGAGCCGCTACAAGTGCTTCCAACGATACTGATGGGAACGCGTTTGAGGACATTGCCGATACGGCGGCAATGTTGTGGTGTACCAGGGCGAGCGCGTCGAAGATCCCCTCGACAATCCAGATCTCTTTCGCCTCGAGCACATCGACGCACGGCGGGCACCACCACACGCCTTTATAGGAGTCACCCGGTTTGAACCGGGCTTTCATCTTGCCGAAGCGCGCAGGCCGGTCGATCAAGCGTTCCCAGTATCCGCCTTTCTCTAGGGCGAATCGCACCGTCGCGGTTCCAGCATCATGTTGGGTCGAGTAGTACGTATCCTGTGTAAACCAACCAGCGATCAGTGAAATATCGAATCCACGGGCAAACTCAAGGTATGCCCGTGCAGTCGCTGTAGGGGCGCTCTCTGTGGCGGGTACGCGCTTGCTCCAGTCTTCAAAAAGGTCGTCGTAGATCTCTTTCACATGCACTGTGTGGCCGCACTTTTCTTGGCGTCCACAGATTAGCTGCCACGGACTGTCGAAGCGGGTGTACAGCTCTTTTTTGTTGCACTTGGGGCAGACTCCACCACGCATGTAGTTGGTGGGGACGCGATGTTTAAGACCGAATTCGGACTCAATGCGTTGCAGGACGTCGTGACGCAGATCGTCTCTCATGGTTATTTCACTGCTTTCAGGCTGAGGCCGAGGCTATGGGTGAGGGCGCCGATCAAGTGTTTTTGAGCGGCCATCACAGGGCTGTTGGCAAGGATCGATCCGTGGCGTAAACCATCGGGAATCAGGCGGTACTGGTCTGCATACCAAAGGTCGTTGAAGCTGAGACGATATTGCTCGCGTAGGCTGGCCAAGAGCGCTTTCGCCTGATCGGGAGTCAGTTTTGCGTTGATGTTCATGGCGTTTTTCATCGTCAAACCTCAATTTCGGGCGCAGCTCACCCAAACCCATGGGGGTGGGACAGGCGGATTATTGGTTGGGTGTTAGGAAGCGGTTACGCGGAAACGACCGTTGTCCGGTGCGTTGAGAATTCGTTCGTAGATCAGGCTGACCGGAACTGCCCATGCGTTACCTGTGGCAGGGTCCATAATGACGGTGTGTGTCGCCGTGCTGCTGACGATGTCCAATCGCTGCCGATCGCGAATTGCTGACATATCGGAACTGGCCAAATGCACCATCTTCTCAGCGGTTGTCGTCAGCACGTCATAGTCAGTTATCAGGTGATGCACAGCTCGATCGAACAACTGCTGATCGTCGCCCAGATGTTCACATTGGTGACGTTCCAGGAACACAAGTGCAGCGGCTTTGAGGCTGTCCTGATATTCCTGTACCGGCGGCGGAGTGTTCATTGTTTTTTCCCCGGATTGGCACGGTATAGGTCGATGGCTGCCAGCACTTCGGCGTGACGTGCGGCCATGTGGACGTTGTGAGCGTTTAGGATTATTTCCGCTTCTTCTGCACTGATAGCGCCGTCTTCCAATGCTTGGGCAATCGCTTGGTCAACACATCCACGCTTTGCCGAAACCTGAACTGATCGGGCGTACAGCTCGACGTTATCCAACGTTTCTGGGTCGACGACCGGGACAAACAGACCGCCGTACATTTGTGCAACATAGTTTGGGAGGTGGCTGGTGCCGCTTACTTGTTCCAGCGTGAAAATCTGGGCATCACTGAGCGGACTGCACCCCGCGTTTTCATAGGCGTGGTTGTCGAATTTTTTGACCTTCATATCTAAGCGAGCTGCTGCGCCTTCACGTCCACCAGGGTAGCTGCGAATAATTTTGCTCATGGCGTCCTTGCGTGTTTCTAGAACCGGGCTTTTCATTTTCTACTTTTCCCTGTTGATCACGGCCGTTACTGTTCAATAACGCCGTCTTTGATTTTGAGCAGCACGGCGGCGCGATGTGCCTCCCCACGGCGACCTTTGATCCGACCGTTCAACAGGTCGCTGACTAAATTTTTGTTCAATCCGTTTTTCCGGCTGAACTCCGCAATACTCATACCTTTGCGATCCAACGCCTCTCGGGCTTGCTCGGGTGTAACGGTGGCGGGCATAGTGCGCACTCTGTTCGATTGTGTTTACTTGTGTTTGTCTGTGGTGATTCTTGGTCAAAAATTTGATCAAGTCAATGGCGGTGAATAAAAAAATGCTCATAGCGGATGGTGTAGGTGAACGCCTAAAGGAAGAGCGCGAGCGCTTAGGTTTGAATCAAACAGAGTTTGGAGCTCTTTTAGGTGTAAGTCGGGGAACGCAAAAGAACTACGAGCAGGGAGCGAACTCGCTCGACCTTCGCTATGTTTCGGCTCTTGAGGAACACGGTGCCGACGCGGCGTTTGTACTGACAGGCCGTCGTTGCACGCCACTTGGCCAACTGTTTTCAGCGGACGAGGAGGAGCTGATAAATCAGTTCCGGAGTATTACGGAAGAGGATCAAGCGGCGATCCGCCGTTTTCTTCAAGCGATGGCGGATGACGCTGCTCGCCAGCTGATTTAACTTGTAACAATTCGTTTAGGTTGTTTTCTGCGAGCTCCATTTCAATGTGTGCAACCGCCCCGATTACGGTTCAGCAATGCATTTTATGGAGTAGTACGCATGTTGGATCGCATCAAGAAAGAGCCCGTTTACGTTGGGTTTGTCGACTTCGAATGGCAAAGCCTAAGCAATGTGGAACGCCGCCTCATTGATCTTTACCGGGCATTGAGTGACAAGGAGAGAGCTCAGATCCGTCGGCTTTCCGAGGTGCTTGCCATCAATCCAACAGAGACAGGCAAGAGCTCTTGATTGCTTAAGCAGTCTTTTGTGTAGCTGATCGCCGACGCCTTCGGGGTCGGCGGTTTACAGCTCACGCCACTGCCTGTGTTCCCAACTTCTCAAATAGCTCGCGCTGTTTTGCCTTGGGCATCTCTTTCAAGCGATCGAGCAACATCCTTTCGTATGACTGAGCCGACGGGCTCAGCGTGTGGGAAAACGTCAATTCCGCAACCCATGTGTGCCCGCACTTTGCATCCAGGCACTGGCAGTACAACTTCACGAAATCCACGGAAAACTTCTCTCTTGAAGCGATCCGTCCTCGGTGTCCGCACTTGCATTCAACTCGCATTGTGTCCCTCCCCAGGGCATCCAATTACCGCCATTTTGCCATAGTGCGCAGTGGTAATCTCTTGTATATCGATTTTACTAAGTTGAAACAACTACGTCATTTGGGGTTTTCCAGGTGAATCGCCTGTCTTCGCGTAGCGAATCATTCAGCTGGTTGAACAACTGGCAGATCGGACGAATCTCGTTGCTGGTGTACACCCGATCGATCTTCTCGATATCACCAAAACCCGCGTTGTTTTCCGGAATGATGCCCGCCAATGCTGGGTTCATCCGCCAGGCGGCGATCACGTCGTTACGCGTAATGTTCTTGACCTTCTCCAACTCGTCTTTGGCCTGGAAGTCACCCACCGGGATAATCTGAATCGCTTTCTCGGTACCGCCCGGGATGTTCACGAACAGCGATCGAAAGTTACCCACACCCTTGCTCGCACTTATCTGATCGCGCAGCGATATTTCGTCTTCCTCGGTCAGGTTCGGGTCGTTGGTATAGAAGATGTAGCCTGCGTGGGCGCCGTTGCTGTAGTAGCGCCGGCGAAAGAGGGTAGCGGCCTCATTGAGCAGCAGCGCCTGCATGCCGCCCAAGTATTCGGGCACGCCGTAGATGTTTTGCTCCACGTCGTAGTTCATGACGTGCTCAACCTCGTCCTCGCCGAACTCCAGCTCCTTGCCGTCTTTCTGCAGCATCACAAATCCGCCGCCGACCTTCACCCGCATATTGATCGCCGGTAGGTGATCCATCTCGAGCACCTGGCCGAAGGCATTGCGGTTACGGCGGAAATACGCCTCGCCGAACACCATAAAATCCAGCGCTGCACAGCTCATGGTTTTGATCGAGCAGCCTTTGGACGATACGAACTCACGCAGCAACAGGTTGCGTTTGAATCCCGGAATGGCGCCGTGATGCGCGTTGGCGCGCAGCAATTTGGCCAGGCCTTGGCGCGACACTGGCGGCGTGTAGGTTCGCCCGTCGTGGGTGGCGAACACGCCCAGGTAATGCCCGATGTTTTCGGATAGCACCTGTTCCGGCGCACCGAATGAAAAGGCCCGCATCGGACCGGTTACCGGTGGTAGCTGCTGATTTTTTGCTGGTTTGCCCATGGGTGCTTGATCCGCTGAAGGTGTAGCGGCTGCGCCGCTGTTTGTTGGTGTTGAGGGGTTCATGGGCGAGGGCGTGCATGATCGCCCAGGCAATGTCGGCGTGGCCTGAGGCGTCGGTGCGCGATGCGCTGTAGGTCACTTGACCACCGCCGGTGGTGCCGCGCTTGATCGTCAGGAAAGCCTGAGCGATATCGTTCCAGCCGGCGTCCCACTCGATACGGCTGCCTTGGATCGTGTCCTGCGCCTTGAGCACCAGGGTGTTTTTGGTCTCAAGGCTGTAGTGGATCGAAGTCGCACGAGGGTAGAAGTCGCGCACCAGGTCGAACACGCCGTAACCGATACCGGTGGTGTCGATGCCGATGTGCTGCACGTTGAAGCGCTCGGTGAGTTTCTTGACCTGCTCGGCCTGGTACTTGAACGACTGCCCCCGCCAGCTGTGCTTTTCCAGAATCCGGAACTTGCCGCCGTTCTCGAGCGGCGGGGCAATGACCACGCAACTGGCATCGTCGCGGGTGCGGCTCGGGTCGTAGCCGATCCAGACCGGGCTGTTGCCAAACGGACGCGGGTCGTCGGGATCGTAGTCGGTCCACAATGACTGGTCGGAGTAGCAGCGTTCCAGGTCTGCCAGGGAAAAAGCGCTTTGTGTGCTGTCGATGAACTTGCACATGAACAGTTGCTGAAATTTGTCCTCGTCGTACTCCAGCTGCAGCTGCTCGAGGTCGAACAGATCACAGCCACCGGTGATGGCGTCGAGGATCGTAATGACCTTGCGCCATTGCCCGTCCGGACACAGCGAACCCGCCGCCGCTTGGGCCTCACTGGGCCACGGATCCTTGGCGTTCTTGCGTTTGCTGTTGCGGAATTTCTCGCCGGTCCAAAACGGATAGGCCTGATGCGACACGGCGCTGGGCGTCGAAAAGTAGGTCTTACGCCACTTCTTGTGCGTGGCCATGGCACTGGCGACGGTGTTCAGTTTTTCGAAGTCGCGGATCCAGAAATATTCGTCAACGTAGACGTGGCCATGGTGACCCTGTGCGGTGCTGCTGTTGGTGCTGAGAAAGCGCAGCTCGGCCCATGGCTTGCCGTCTTTGCTCAACACAATCGGGTTGCCGGTCAGCTCCAGGCCGAACCACTCCTGGGCGAACGAGACGATGTAGCTACGGAAAATCTCGGACTGGGCGCGGCTGGCCGACAGGAAAATTTGGTTGTCGCCGGTCAGTACGGCGTCCATGAACGCTTCGCCGGCGAAGTAGTAGGTCAGGCCCACCTGACGGCTTTTGAGGATGTTGCGGATCCGACTCGTCAGCGGATTCTGTTTGGCAGCAAACAACTCCTTTTGGTAGCCGTACATTTTGCTGATGAACTTGTCGAGAAAGTCGACTTCCGTCAGCTCGCCGACTTCGTTCTTGGCTTTCTTCTCTCGCTTCTTCCCGCCTTTGTCGCCGCGATCGCCTCGGTCTCGACGCTCACTGCGTTGATTGTCTCGGCGCTGGCCATCGTCCGCCGGCGGTTCTCCGTTCGGCGCCGGTGCCGGCTTCGCCGATTGTTTCAGCAGCCGTTCACGAACGGTGGTCAGTCGATCGAGCTCGTCCAGGTCGCCCTTGGTCAGCGACGTGGCTTTGTCCAGGAGGAGGGTGATTCGCCTGCCGACGGCGGTCAGCGGTTCTTCATCCGACAGCATGTCGTCCCACTCACCCTGGCGGATCCAGTAGTAAATGATCCGGATGTTGGGCAGGGACAATTGCACCTGAATTTCACGCGGCTTGCAGCGGCGCAAATAAAGGCGTTTGGCGGCTTCTTTTAGTTCGGGGGCGTATTGCATGGCCGCAGTCTATGCGGCGAAAACGCTGGAAACGCGGGGTTAAAATCCGTGTTCGTCCTATATCGGCGAAATAGGACCAGAGCAAAAGTGAACCGTTTGTTTGGTGCTCGGCCGGTGCCTATCGTGGCGGCTCAAATCACCGATTGAGCGCAGTTATCGCCCATGCCCCGTTCCCTTGTTTCGTTCTGGAAGCGTGTCGCCACCAGCGGCACCACCGCTGACGGTCGTGAAATCCTTCCCCAGGAACTGCGCGATATCGCTGAGACCTACAACCTAGCCAAGTACACGGCCGTGATCTGGTGTGAGCACGATCGCTGGTTCGGCTCTCACGGGACCGTCTTTGCGGTGCGTCTGGTTGAAGACGCCGAAGGCCTGGAGCCAGGCCAAGTCGCTCTGGAAGCTCAGCTTAAGCCTAACGACAAGCTGCTCTGCCTCAACGACCAGGGCGAGAAGCTGTTCACCAGTATCGAAATCACCCCGAACTTCGCAAGCAGCGGCAAAGCCTACCTGTCCGGCCTTGCCGTGACCGATTCGCCGGCGAGCCTGGGTACCCAGGAACTCTACTTTTCCCGCAAGACCGGCGAGCCCGTGCATTACGCCGCCTCTGTTCCTCTCGGCGTGTTGGGTGATGAGGAGCCAAAGGGCGAAATCGGCAAGTTGAACAGCCTGCTGACCCGCCTGTTCAAGCGCTTCGCTGTTGACGACACGGCCACCGAAACGACCACTCCCACCGAGAGCAAACCCCCAATGGATGAAGCTACAGCCAAGGCGTTGAAGGCCTTGATCGAACAACTCGGCCTTGTCGTCACCGGCCTCGCCGCTGTGATCGAGCCCGTGACTGTTGAAGTCGTTGACCCGGTTGTTGCCGAAGTCGATGACGTCGAAACAGCCGTTGACGCGATCGTTACCCAGGCCGAAGCGGATCGTGAATTCGCCAAGCAGGGCAGCGACAGCAAGCGTCTTGATCGCATCGAAGCGCTGCTGGAAAAAGCTTTCAACACCACTACCGGTCTGCCGCTGCCGAAAACCACCGGTTCCACTGACACTAAAAAGCGGGTGCTGTGACATGAGCCAGCAATCTTTGAGCAATCGTGCTCTGAAGCAATACGCCGCGCTGCGTGAAGCGATCGCCGAGACCTACAGTGTCGACGTCTCTCGCCAGTTCAATGTCGAGCCGAGCATTGCTCAGGAACTGAACGACAAGATCACCGAGCGTGCGGATTTCCTCGAACGCATTAACGTAGTGCCGGTGACCGAGATCAAGGGCGAAAAGGTCATGTTTGGCGTGAATGGTCCCGTGACCAGCCGCACCAACACCAAGACCACCGACCGCGAAGCCAAAGACGTTTCCGATCTGAACGGCCTGGGCTACGAGCTGTTTCACACCGAGTCGGATGTCGGCCTGCCGTTCGCCAAGATCGACAGCTGGGCGAAGTTTCCGGACTTTGCCGATCGCTACTCGGCGGCCGTGCAGAAACAGATCGCCCTGGATCGCATCATGATCGGCTGGCACGGTTTGACCGCCGCCATCCAGACCAATCTGGCCACCAGCCCGATGCTGCAGGACGTGAACAAGGGCTGGCTGCAATTGGCCCGTGAGCAGATTCCCGAGCAGGTGCTGCACGAAGGTAAAACGGCCGGGAAAATCACCCTCGGTGCCGGAGGCGATTACGAAAACCTAGACGCCCTGGTGCATGACACCAAGCAGATGATCGACTCCGTGTTCCGTGACGGCGGCGACTTGATCGCCATCGTCGGCAGTGACCTGTTGGCCAGTGACAAGGCCAAGCTGTATTCGAACCAGGCGGGCAAACCCACCGAGAAAGAACGCATTGAAAGTGCCCAGGTCATCGCGACCTATGGCGGTCTGCCGACCTTCACCGTGCCGCACTTCCCAGTCAACGCTGTGGTCGTCACCAGTTGGGACAACCTGTCCATCTACTTCCAGGACAGCAGCTGGCGCCGCCACCTGATCGAGAACCCGAAGCGCTCCCGCGTCGAGGATTACAACGGCCGCAACGAAGGCTACGTGATCGAGCAGCTGGAAAAATTCGCCGCCGCTGAAAACGTGGAGTTGGTCTGATGAGCCTGGCCCTGGCGCACAAACGCCGCATTCAGGCCGAAGGTCCCGCCGTTGAAGGCGCCAGTGCCGTAGCGGTGGTGTATTCCGCTGCCACCGCGCTGGCCAGCCCAGCCAACGCCAAAAAACACCTAAAGCTGATGGAAGACGCGTTGGCCCAGGACCTCGAGCGACTGAGCGCCATCGATAACCTCGGATTGCGCCAACAACTTAAGCGTGACGAGCTGGTGCCCAAGTACCTGGACTACGTGCAGCGCTATCGCGATTCCGGATTGAGTTTCCCGAACCCGGTGGTGATGCAGGTCCTGGTGTGGCTGTTCGACACCGAGCAGTTCGAAGCGGGCCTGGACCTGGCGGACTTCGCCATGGAACAAGGCCAGCCGATGCCCGAGCGTTTCAAACGCAACGTGCAGACCTTTGTCGCCGATGCGGTGATCGAGTGGGCCGAGGCTGAGCAGAAGGCCGGTCGCAGTCCTGAGCCGTATGTGTCCGACCTGCTACCGCGTGTCGATGATGAATGGCAGCTCACCGAACAGATCCCAGCCAAGTATCACAAGTTGCTGGGTATCCGTGCCCTGGATGACAAGGAGTGGGCCAAGGCCATCACTCACTTTGAGCGCGCCACTGAGTTGCACGCAGGTGTCGGTGTAGGCACCCGCCTGGAAGGCGCTCGCAAGGCCTTGGCCAAACAACTGGCTGTGACAGCCGCCGAATAACCGACTACCCCCCCCCGGCGAGAAACTGTGGATGTGAGCCAACCATTTATGGCCTGACCCACTGAAACAGTTTTCCCGCCCCTATTCGAGTGCCCAGCAATGAGCTTTTCCGGGAAACCCACGACCTTTGTGGAACAGGCGATCGAGAACGACGGCTTCTGGCCAGACCTCTCCGTGGCCGAGTTTCAGAAGGGTTACCGCCTGCCGGCGGAGTACCTGGTAGACATGCTGGTCACTGACCTGACCACGGCGATGATCGAGGTCAATCGCGATCTGGCCAAGCGCAAAGGTCAATGGCAGAACGTGGGCGTCACCACCGTGGAATCCGCGGACACCACGGTGCTGCCCGAACGCACATTTCACGCAGCGACGTACAAGCGCGCCGTGTATTGCCGGGCCAAGGCCAGCTTGCTGACGCAGTTCGCCACGGTGACCCGCCGTGAAAGTGCAGAAAACACCGGCAAAGAACTGCCCGAGCGTGGCGAAACCTTCTTGGAGTTCAGCCAGCAGGCCGTTCGCTCGCTCCAAGGCCGTGGCCGCATCACGGCGGTGTTGCTGTGATCAAACTCCGTGCCCTGACCACCTACCTGATCGAGCGGCGCCTGGTGCTGCCGGAACAGCTCGACAGCTGGACCGACCAGGTGAACCTGGAACTGATCTGGAAACCGGACCTCGACGGCCTGCGCATGGGTGACATGCGTTACAGCGCCACGATCGCACTCGAGCGTTTCGCTGATCACCCGGGGCGTTTGATGGCGTTGGTGGGTAGCTGGCTCGAGGGCAACGACCAGGACCGCGACGACCTTCCGGCGGCGAAATTCGACATCACCATGCTCGACAACGATCTGGCCGACGTCGACATCACCCTGAAATTCAACGAGCCGCAATACCTGGCCGAGGATCCAGCCGGCGAGATCGAGGCTTTCGGCAAGACCTGGGCGTTTGTTCCGTTCGACCTATGGATTGCCGAACACGGCGAGGTAGGCAGCCGTGGGGCGTAGCACTTTCGAACTCGATGCCCGGGGCTATCTGGGTGTGCGCGAGCAACTGGCGTTGCTCAGCCTCCCGCCACAGCTGCGCCGTCGCCTGCTGAACAACGTCACCAAGCGCGTGCGGACGATGAGCCGTAAGCGTGTGCGTGATCAGCAGAACCTGGACGGCTCGCCGTTCGAGGCACGCAAGGGTTCTGGCAAAGGCAAAAAGAAGATGGAAGCCGGCCTGGCCAAGCTGATGCAGGTCACCCGCGTGAGTGCCGACGAAGCCGAACTGGGTTGGCGTAACGCGCTGACCAGTTGGGTCGCGGCCCAGCAACACAACGGCGCCAGCGAGCGCCGCACCGCCGCCCAAATGCGCAAATGGAACACCGTTCCCGTTGGCTTGGCCGCCACCGAAAAGCAGGCCAAGCGTCTGCGTCGGCTGGGCTTCAAGGTCCGCCAACAAGGCAAAAAGAGTCTAACACGCCCATCCGTGGCATGGATTCAAGAGCATGTGAACTACGCCAAGGCTGGCCTGCTGATCCGCATCCTGGATGACGAAAAAGCCGAGAGCAGTGGCGCGCAGAGCTGGGAAATCACCTTGCCCAAACGCCGGTTTATCGGCGTCAGCACCGAGCGAGACACCAGCTTGCTGCTGAGCCAGGTGCTCCAACAAATCCTTAATTCACCCCGCTAGCGAGGCACTGCATGGCACTCGGCAAAGTCAGCGTAAACAATCTCAATTTGGGCCAAGGCGCCGTGACTGAGATCGAGCGCTATTTCCTTTTCATCGGCACCGGTGCGAAAAGCATCGGCCAACTGATCCCGCTGAACAACGACAGTGACCTGGACAGCGCGTTGGGCATTCCGGCCAGTGACCTGAAAACCCAGATCATCGCCGCACGCCTCAATGGCGGCGATCGTTGGGCCTGTCTGGCGGCCCCGATCGCGGCCGACACCGACTGGTCCGAAGCGTTGGAAAACGCCCAGCAGCAAGGCTATTCGGTTGAGGCGGTGGTGATCACCAAGCCGGTGACCACGGCAGCCCAATTGTCCGCCATGCATGACGCGGCGATCGCGCTGAACAACACCTATGGCCGTCGGGCCTTTGTCATGGCCGCGAGTGCCGGCATCACCGTGCTGCAGACCTGGGATCAATACCTGGTCGAACAGCGGGCGATCACCACCGGCCTGGCTGCGCCGCGTGTTCTGGTCGTCCCTCAACTGCATGGCAATGACCTGGGCGTGCTGGCTGGCCGCTTGGCCAACGCCGCCGTGAGCGTTGCCGACAGCCCAATGCGTGTGGCGTCCGGTGCAGTGCTGGGCTTGGGGCCGGTGCCCGCTGACGTCGAAGGCGTACCGCTGCCATCGGCAACCCGGGCCGAGCTGGACAAGGCGCGTTTCTCCGTGTCGCAGACCTACCCGGATTACCCAGGCGTGTTTTGGGGCGACGGCAACATGCTCGATGCGCCGGCCAGTGACTTCCAGGTGATCGAGTACCTGCGTCTGGCCGACAAGGCTGCGCGCCAGGTGCGTCCGTTGTTGATTCGTCGCGTGGGTGACCGTCGTCTTAACAACACCCCCAACAGCATGGCCGCCGCGATCAGCGCGTTCATGAAACCCCTGCGTCAGATGGCCAAGTCCGCCACGTTCGCCGGCCAGGTGTTCCCGGGCGAGATCGAGGCACCCAAGGACGGCGACATCGTCCTGGTGTGGCACAGCAAAACCAGGGTGGAGGTTTACATCAAGTTCCGCCCCCTCAACTGCCCGAAAGACCTGACGGCCAACATCGCCCTCGACCTTTCCAACGACGATTCGGAGTAACCCCCTATGTCACGTATTGGCGGCAAGAACTTCGACGTGAACCTGGGCGATCTGCTGGTTCACGTCGAAAGCTGCACCCTGGATATCACGGACAACACTGCCGTGGCGCAGAGCGGCGGGGTACCCAACGGACACGTCGACGGCGACGTGTCGGGCAGCGGGGAAATGGAGTTCGACACCAGCAACTTCAACCTGCTGATCGAAGCTGCTCGCACGGCGGGCAGCTTTCGCGAGCTCGAGCCATTTGACTCCATTTTCTTCGCCAAGGCCGGCGACGAGGAACTGCGTATTGAGGCGTTCGCTTGCAAGTTGAAGGTTTCGAGCCTGTTGAGCATCGATCCGAAAGGTGGCGAGAAATCCAAACACAAGGTGCCGTTTGACGTCACCAGTCCGGACTTCATCCGCATCAACGGCGTGCCGTACCTGGCCGCCGCCGAGATCGAGGGGCTGCGCTGATGGGGGACTGGCTCGACAACGCCAAAGCGATCGAGGAGCTGGAGCGTGAGCGTTCAATCGCTGCCCAGCTCGCCAAACCGCGGCCATCGGGGCCGAGCCGGTCCCATTGCGATGACTGCGACAACGAGATTCCAGCTGCGCGCCAGGCGCTTGGCGGGATCTTGCGTTGCGTGCCATGCCAGTCAACTTTTGAAAAAGAGGCTCGCCGATGAGCACGAATCAGGCCGCTCAAGACACCGCCATTGTATTCCTCAAGGCATCACCGGCAATCGGCGTGGCCGCTACCGGTGTGACAGGGGCCATCGACTGGTCAGCGGTAGCCTACATGCTGACCGCGCTCTACATGGTGCTGCAGATCGTGCTGCTGGTCCCCAAGTACCGTCAGATGCTGCGCGACTGGAAGGGCAAGTTATGAACCTGCGCACCAAGATCGCCACCGGCGCCATTGCGCTGGTCAGCGCTTCCTTACTCGGTTTTCTAGGCCAATGGGAAGGAGAGGGCCAGAACGTGGTCTACCCCGACCAGTTGGCCCGGGGACTGCCGACGGTGTGCAAAGGCATCACTCGCCACACCAGCCCTTATCCGGTCGTGATCGGTGACTTCTGGTCGGACGCTCGCTGTGACCAGGTGGAGCAGCTGGTGATCGTGAAAGGGCAACTGCAGCTGGCTGACTGCATCACCAATCAGCAAGTGGGGCAGAACACCTTCGACGCGCTGAGCAGCCACGCGCATAACTTCGGCGTGCCGACGACGTGCGCCAGTCGTGCGGTCGGCCTGATCAACGCCGGACGCATTGCGGACGGCTGCAAGGCGATGGCCTGGGCCCCGGATGGCAAAACACCGGTGTGGGCTTTTGTTACCGACGCCCAGGGCCGCAAACAGTTTGTTCGCGGACTGCATGCACGGCGCCTGGCGGAAGCGAGCCTGTGCGCGCAATGACCATTCCACCGTTGCGCCTCGTCCTTTTTCTTCTGCTGTCCGGGCTGCTGGTCTGGGTCGCGTTTGACCAGGTGATCGATCAGCTCGAGACCGCTCGCCGCGAACGCGACGACGTGCAGCGTGAGGTTACAGGCCTGCGCGAAGCGGCCCGCATCAGCGGTGAGATGTTGGCCGACCGCGATGCGATCGATCTTCAACGTACCCAGGAGCTGAGCCATGCGCTCAATCAAAACGATGACCTGCGCCGCTCTGTTGACGATGGCCGTCAGCGGCTGCGCCTCGCCGCCACCTGCAGCACCGCAACGCCCGCCCAACCCGACGCCGGCCGCGTGGCTAATGCAGGCACCGCCGAACTCACAGCAGACGCTCGATCGGATTATTTCACCCTCAGAAATCAGCTTGCCCTGAGTCGGCAAATGATCCTGGGCCTGCAGGACCACGTGCGCCGGATCTGCCTGCGCTGACCTCACCTTTAAACCTGAATGGAACAACGAGATGACCGAGAAACGCGATATCACCCTGGAAGTCGGCGACAAAGAATTCACCTTCTCCATGACCCCGCAGGACGTGACCAAGTACTTCAACGCGATGACCGCCAACAACAAGGTGTCGCCGTCGCACAACCTGCTCAGCAACACCGTGGCGCCCGATCAACGCACCGAGCTGCGCACGCTGCTGGCCAACCCGGTGATGACGATGCAGATCGCCGGTGCGCTGCTCGAGGAGTACGCGCCGGACGTTGAAATCATCGTAAAAAAGCACTCGAGCACGCTGAGCGCCTGAGTGAAGACGGGCTTGGTCAACTGATGACCTTGTCCAGTCGCTGGCTGCCTGGTGCTGAGCCCACACCCGAGGTGATGGGCGCAGCCAAGTGGTTGGAGGACGAACACTGGAGACGCATGGAAATCGCCGTGGCTAACGGCATCGCTCATGCACTGAACGGATAAAAAAACATGGCTGACCGCGCTGCTCGCCTGGCCTTCATCTTGAGTCTGACCGACAAGGTCACCGCGCCCCTGGGTAAAGTGAAAATGGGGTTTTCCGACCTTGCCGAAAAGAGCGAAAAAAACATCAAGACGATGGGCTTGGGGCTGGGTGGCCTGGTCGGTGCCGGTGTGGCCATTACCGAGTCTTTGGCGCCGGCGCTGGAAGTGAACCGCGCCTTGGGCGAGGTCCGCTCGCTGGGCGTGGCCGAAGATGCGTTGTCCGCGCTCAATCAGAAGGCGTTGGAATTTTCGGTTACCTACGGCGAAAGCGCCCGGGACTTTGTCGCCTCGGCGACCACCGTTGAGGGCGCCATCAAGGGACTGACCGGCAACCAGTTGGCGGTGTTCACCAATGCCTCTGACGTGATGGCCAAGGCGACCCGGACCGACGCCGAAACAATGGGGCACTACGTGGGCACCATGTACAACCTGTTCAAAGGCCAGGCCGACGCCATGGGCAAGGGCGAGTGGGTGGAGAAACTCGGCGGCCAAACGGCGCTGGCAGTGCAGTTGTTCCGTACCGACGGCGCGCAGTTGAAGGACGCGTTCAAGGAAGTCGGCTCGATCGCCACCACTGCCGGTGTGGACCTGGCCGAGCAGTTCGCGGTGATCGGCTCACTCAGCAGCACCATGGAAGGCGGGGACGCTGGCGGCATCTACAAATCATTTTTCGAAAACATCGGCGGGGCTTCGGAAAAGCTGGGGATGAAGTTCGTCGACCAGAACGGCAAGTTGCTACCGATGCTCGACATCCTCGGCAAGCTGGAAGGCAAGTTTGGCGACCTGAACAGCGCGAGTACCGGCGCCAAGCTGATCGAAGCCTTTGGCGGGGAGGGCGCCCGCGTCATCACCGCATTGACCAAGGACACTGATCGCCTGCGCAACGGCATGGACCAACTGGGCAAAGTCCGAGGCCTGGAGAACGCCGAGAACATGGCCAAAGCCATGGTCGATCCGTGGCAACAGTTCGCCGCTGCCGTCGAGGCGTTGCGTATTGCCTTCGGCCAGGTGCTGATTCCGATCCTGGCGCCTCTCATGGATAAGCTGGTGGGTATCGGGAAAACCCTTACGCGCTGGACGCAGATTTTTCCGAATATCACCCGCGTGATCGGCATCACCACGCTGACTGTTCTGGGCATTGTGGCCAGCATGTCGTTGCTCACCCTTGTGGTCGGAATCGCCAGGACCACTTGGCTTGGGTTGGTCACGGTGTGGAAAGTGGTGCAGCTGCTCAATCTGCGCACCGCTGCAGGTTTCGTCCTACAAAAGCTGGCCATCCTGGCCTATACCGGCGTGATCTATGGCCTGAGCGCCGGCCTGGCTGTCATTCGGGGCGCCATGATGCTGTGGCAGGGCGCGATCTGGCTGGTCAACTTTGCCCTGACTGCCAACCCGATCGGCGTCGTGGTGATGGGGATTGCCGCCCTGGTCGCGCTGGTCATTGCCGCCGTCTACTACTGGGACGAATGGACCGCCGCGCTGCTCAACAGCGAGGCCTTCAAGTGGGTCAGTGACCAGTTCAAAACGCTGTCCGACTGGTTCGGCTCCATGGGCGGCTGGTCGAGCATGGCCAAGGGCGCGTGGGACAGCATCGTCAGCGTCTTTTACAAATCCATCAACAGCCTGATCGAGATGATCAACAGCATCCCGGGTGTGAACATCGAAGCGCGTTTTGGCGGCATGCCGGAAGTGCCCGGTGTCGACGCGGCGATTAGTGCGGCCAACGCCGCCAGCACCGCGCAGAAAACCCAGCAGACCATCAATGCGGCAATCCCCAGCCTTTCACCGTCGCGGGCCTCTGCCGTGCCCCCGGGCGGGTTGCTGACCAGCATTCAGAACACCAACAGCCAGAACAAGGGCACCCACGTTGAAAACGTGAACATCCACACCGCCAAGCCGCTGACCCCGTTGGAGCTGGAAAACATGGTCGCGATGGGGGTAGGCGGATGAGTCTCTATATCGATCTGTTGATCACCAATAACGACCTGACCCTGGACCCTTCGAATCAGCCATTGCTGGTGGACGATCGGGCCAGCATCGCCCAGGACATCGGTCACATGATCCGCGAAAGCGGCTTGTTGGTGACGCAGGTGGCCGAGCGCGATCGTTTCCGTCAAGCCGACTGCATCCAGCAACTGGAACTACTGGTTGAGGCGGACGTGCGCCTGGTACCAGGCACCGTCCGGATCCTGGAAGAGGGGAAGGGCAGATACCTGGTCACCGCCAAAACCGTTGAATTCGGATCTGTCGAGGTAGTGCTGTGAGTGACGTAGATTTCAAACAGGCGTTGAGTGACGCCGGTATTCCGACGACCGAGGCTAAGCTGCGCGCTGCCTGGGAACTGGAAGTCGTCGCCCAGGGCAGCAAGTTGAGCAACACCAGCGCCTGGTCACCGTTCTGGCGGGTGATCACCGCCCTGGTGACCAAGCCGGTCATGTGGCTGATCGACTTTATCGCCGGCACCGTATTGCCGAACTTTTTCGTGAAGACCGCCGCCGGTGCCTGGCTGGACATGTTGGCCTGGGCGGTGAACGTCACCCGCAAGCCGGCGACCAAGGCCGAGGGGTTGCTGCTGTTCACCCGAAGCGCGCTGGCCGGTCTGCTGGAAGTGCCGGCCGGTACTCGGGTGCAATCGATCGCGATCAACGGCAACGTCTACGAGCTGGTGACGGTGGCAGCGGCCAGCTTTGCCGACGGTGAATCCCAGATCCGGGTGTTGGCCCGGGCCAAGCAGGCCGGTAGCGGATTCAATCTCGCACCAGGTTACTTTTCCATTCTGCCGGAGCCGGTGCCGGGGGTTGTCCAGGTGGTGAACGCTGACGGTTGGCTGAGCCAACCCGGCGCCGACACTGAGCCTGACGACGAGCTGCGTTTGCGTGTGCGCAACCAGTTCTCGGCCGTCAACCAATGGCACACCGACGCCGTCTATCGCGCCATGATTGCCGTGTTCCCCGGTGTGCAGCCCGACGGCGTTTACTTTGAACACAACGCGCCCCGGGGCCCCGGCAGTGCCAATGCCTTTGTGCTGTTCGAAGCCGACTCGCCGGCGGATACCTTCCTGGCTGAAATCAACCACTACATCCGGGACCAGGGCAACCATGGTCACGGTGACGACCTTTTGGTGTTGGAGATGCCCGCCACGCTGCATACGGTGAGGTTGACGGTCTGGCCCAAGGCCGAAGTCGGTGCCGAGCGCTGGCCAGCGTTGAAATCTGATATCGAGCTGTTCATCCGCGCCGCATTTCGTGAGAGCACGGCCAGTGATTACCAACCGACGCTGACTCACCCCCAGTCGCGGTTCTCCTTCAGCCGTTTGGGCGAGGAGCTGCACCAGCAATTCCCGGGCATCGACTCGCTGGACTTTGACAACGCGGACATCATTTCCAAGCTGACCATCCCGCGCCTGTCCGGGGTTGAGGTGATGTTGAATGCTTAAGTTGAGTCTCCCGTTTTGGCTGGATGGGCCGGAGCTGGCCAAGCTGAAAGCGGCCGCGCAAGCCTGGTGGGTCAAGGTCGAAGGCTGGCTGCACTGGCCGTTGCTGCAAATGGACGCCGAGACCTGCCACCTGAGCGTGCTCGATCTGCTGGCCTGGCAGCGCGACATCCAACGCTTTCACGGCGAACCCGAAAAGCTCTACCGCCGGCGGGTGAAGTACGCCTTCATCAATGCTGTGGACGCGGGCAGCACCGCCGGCATGGTCCGCATTTTCGAACGCCTGGGCGTCGGTTATGTGGAGATCCAGGAGCGCCTGCCGGACCTCGATTGGGACGTGGTCCTGTTGCACCTGTCCGACACGCAGCTGAGCGAAAACCCGGTGTTGCTGCGCGTCCTGATGCAGCAATACGGCCGCACGTGCCGGCGCTACGACTTTGTCACGATCACCCCCGTGAAGCTGAACATCGGCGTGGCCGATCTTAACGACGACCAACAAACCCTGATTGCCACCCTGGACGACAGCGCCAGTCGCCTAGTCGTGATCAACGAGCTCGCATTGCTCACCTTTTTGAACAACCCGTTTAGGAGCACCCATGGGAGCTAGCATCACGCTTGCCGGCGAGAGTCTTATTGCCCAGAAGCAAGGCGCCGGGGAGAAGCTCGAGGTTGCTCGCTTCGTCCTGGCACTTGTGCCAGGCCTTGATCCGAACGCCCCGGTTGATCGCGCCGCCGGCAAGCCGCCAGCGTCTCAGATTGTCTTCACCAAAGCCTACGACCGCAAAGGCTACGTCAGCCCCAATCAGGTGATCTACAGCCTGATGGTGGGCTCCGACGTGGGCGACTGGGACTTTAACTGGATTGGCCTGGAAGCGTCGGAAGGCGTGCTGCTAGCAGTCGCGACCGTGCCTGTGCAGCAGAAGCGCAAGAACATTCCGCCGCTGCAGATCGGCAACAACGTCACCCGCAACTTCCTGGTGGAGTTCAACGGTGCCCAGGCACTGACGGGCATCACCGTCGACGCCAGTACCTGGCAGCACGACTTCACGATTCGCCTGAACGGCATCGATCTGCGCGAACGCATGAGCAACCGCGACGTCTTTGGTCGGGTCTGCTACCTGGCCGACAGCCTGCAGATGGAACGCAGTTTTGACCTGTACCAGGTGAAAGCGGGCATTGCCTACGTGGAAGGCATTCGCGTCGAGCTGGCTGAGCCGGTCCAGGTGCAACTGCCGGCGCTCCCCGTCAAAGCCTGGCTCGACGTTGCGCTGGCCCGCGAGGGCAGCGACTCGGTCGCCGCCTGGAAGGTGGTGTTCGGCGCCGCGAAGACGGACTACGTCGACAGCAACGGTACCGCCCATTACCTGGTGGAGCTCGCCCAGGTGTCGGTGTCCGAGGACATCACGGATCTGCGTCAAAGCGAGCCGATCACCGGCGCCCTGGTCAAGCAATTCGCGCTGCGCAACGGCGACTACGAAAACCTGCGCGCCCGGGCCACGACCAAAGACGACGTCGACCTGGGCGAGCTGCCCAACGCGAAAAGTGACGACCCAGGTACGGACAGCAGCGAGATTCTGGCGACCACCAAGGCGCTCAACGCCCTGCGCAAGGTTATCGCTGACTCCGAAGTCGGGCGCATCGGCACCTTTGCGATGGCCACACCGCCGCCGGGATGGTTTCGGGCCAATGGCGCGGCGGTGTCGCGCACGGTGTACGCCGCGTTGTTCGCCAAGATCGGCACCCTTTACGGCGCGGGTGACGGCGTCAACACGTTCAACCTGCCGGACCCACGCGGCAAGTTCATCCGCGTGCTGGATGACGGTCGCGGCATCGATGCCGGCCGGGTATTGGGGAGCTCGCAAGCGGACGAAACGCGCGCCCACAACCACGCCGGCAGTTCGGCGGCCGCGGGTGGCCACAGCCACTCAGCTAATGCAGGGGCTGCTGGTGGACACGGTCACTCGGCATGGGCAGATGCCCAGGGTAACCACGCCCACACCGTCAACAACTCCAGTGCGGCGGGCGTCTTTCCCGGCAGTTGGACTTTCGCGGATTTCGGCGGCGGGGTCGATCAACCGGCCAACATCACCAACGAAGCGGGTAACCACTCCCACAACATCAGCGTGGGCGCCGTCGGCGACCACGCGCACGTCATCACCGTCGGAGCTGTTGGTGATCATGCCCACGCCGTCACCGTTGGCTACTCGGGAGGCGCGGAAACACGCCCCCAAAACATCGCCTTCCTTGCCTGCATTAAGTATTGAGACCCGCCATGGATACCAAAACCGTCTATCAAACCGATCACCTGGGCATCTTTACCGGCAAGACAGTGGCCGATCGCTCGCCGCTGGAACCGGATGTTTGGTTGATTCCCGGCGGGTGTGTCGAAGTGGCGCCGCCAGCGGTACCGGAAAGAAAGGCGGCGTTTTGGGATGGTCGACGCTGGCAGTTGGTTGACTCTTACCAGGGGCTGACGGCCTACAACATCCAAACCCGTGAGCCCCTGGTCATTGAGCGGGCGGGTTCGCTGCCGACCGGCTACACGCTGGAAGTGCCAGGCCCGGGCCAGATCTGGGGCAACGGTCACTGGGTTGACGATATCCCGGCCGTGATTGAGTTGCGCTACGTCGCCCAACTGGCGGCGATCAACACGGCGTGTCTGCAGGAGATCACCGGCGGGTTCTGGTCGTCGGTGTTGGGCGATCGTTTTTTCTACGAAACTCAGCTTCAGGATCAGTTGAACCTGACCAGCATGATTTTGCGCGGGTTGGGTGGCCTCTGCCCCTGCCAGGATCAAGCCGGGGTGAAAGCCTTCCTGGAACACACCAGCGACCAACTGCGCCAGATCGGTGACGAGTTCACCGACTTCAAACTGCAGCGTCTGCTCAAAGCCAACGACCTCAAGCAAGCCTTGGCAGCGGCGCGATCGACGTCGGACCTCGACGCGCTCAACGCTGTGGTGTGGGAGTCCACGCCGGTATGAATTGGGCGCCTATCACCATGCGCTGGCCGGAGCAGTCCACCCAGTGGCTTGACGACCTCGAGGCGGCCAAGGATCTGGCGAGTCTCGAACTGACCAGCACCGGGCAACGTCTGGCAGATCTCGCCGACTTGGCCACCACCTCGCCGGGGCCGGTCGGCGCCGCTGCAGAAGCGGCCGTGGCCGCTGGCCGCGCCGGACTCAGTGGTGCCTTGGGCGAAGTACCGGCCTGCCTGGTGGTGACGCCATTCCAAAGTGGGGTAGGGCAGGGCCGAGGTAACCAGCGTTATCTGTCCGCGCCGAACTTGCTGCAGCAGCTGGGCGAGAAGCTGGAAGACACCGGCGATGACGGTCGTCCTGCCGGCGCGCAATACGCCTTGGCGGTGATGTTCCTGGGCACGCGCTATGACAAGTTCGCGGCGACCTTGTCCCGCTTCAACGCAGTGCTGCCCATGCCTGACCTGCAGCGCGCCGAACGTCGAGCGAAGAACCTGTTCGCGCTGGACGCCGAAAAGTGGGAACTGCCCACCGCCGGCACGCTCCCGCGTTGGGGCGCGCTGCCCCTGGAGCGTTGCACCGTGACCAAGGCCGCCACGCAAGCCCTGAACAGTCAGCTGTCGGCACTGGAAAGCTATGCGGACAATTCGCCGATGGCGGATCTAGCACGGTTGGCTACTCGTAAAGCCAGCCAGGCCCAGGCACAGGCCAAACAGTTGGCCAACCTCAAATCGCAGTTCGCCGGCGGCACGGCCGACGACACCATGCGCGCCCGCCTGATCGGTCCGGGGAATGCCGCCGAGTTGCGGCACCAGCTGCTGCAGGGCGACGCACCAGGTCACGAGTGGGGACTGTCGGCCGGCGTGCTGCTGGTCGGCTCCCTGAAAGGGTTGGGCTTTGTTCGGGAATTGGTGGGCCTATGACCTTATTGCTCGATGGCGAACAGGTACGCGGCAAGAACCTCAAGGTCACCGCCAACCTGCGAATCGAAAGCGACGACCTGTCCGGCCAAACCAGCAACACCGACTCGGCCCACAAAGGCTTCAAACCCAAGACGCTGGCGGTCACATTGCTGATCCCGTTTGTCGATGAGTCGCAGCTACGCAGTCTGATGCGCCTGGCCGAGGCGACCGGCACCGGTGGCCAGCTCAAAACCTATCGGCTGGTCAACGACACCGCGTCCGCATTCGGCGTGCGCCAGGTGCAGTTCTCCGAGGGCGTCAGCGCCCGGGAAGACGACTCGCTTCGCGCCTGGCTCGTTCAATTCACGCTGTCGGAAAAGCTCTCCAACCCCGAGCGGGTCGAGACGCGGCGATCGGCCAAGGCTGTCACGCAGCAGGGCGCCCCGGGGCAGTCAGTGACGGCACCAGGTGCAGGTGAAACCGGCGCACCAGGTGAGGAGCTCAGTGGCTTCGAAGCCACCCTGAAAAAGCTGGATAACTACTTGGGCGGTGGGGCATGAGCATGAAACTGCACAAGGTGCTGACCGTCGGTGGCGTGGTCTATCCGCTGATCACCGATGACGTTCGCCTTGAGCTGCGCACCCCCGGCCGCGCCACGCTGACCATTCAAGCGGTTGCGCCGGTGAAGGGACTGGTGACGCTCGATATCGGCTACAACGACAGCTCGCTGCAGCGCCACTTCATTGGATATGTCGAACGTTGCACGTCGTCCAATGCGATCGAGCAAGTGCTGTTCTGTCGTGAACTGGCGGCGATCCTGGCCAACCCTTTACCGCTCAACCTGCGCCATGCGGATCTGACGACTGTGCTGGGGGAAATCAACCAGATAACCGGGTTGAGCTTTCGAGTGCCGGACAAGGCCTACGCCAAAGTCAAAGCCCCGTTTTTCTACAATCTGGCCGCCGGCTACCAGGCCATGGACAGCCTGTCCCGGGTGTTCGGGATTCCCGACTTTATCTGGCAGCAGCAAGGCGACGGCGAAGTGTATGTGGGCAGTTGGGCTGACGGCTTTTTCGGTTCCCGATCGCCGCTGCAGCTGCCCGTCGAGCTGTTCAACGGCTACCAAAACAATCAGAGCGCGATGATCGCGGCCCTTCCCGGGTTGCGACCAGGTGCATCCATCAACCAAGGCGAGCGGATCACGAATGTCACGCTCACCGGCAACCAAATGGCGATCCGATGGAAGACGCAATCCGCCGCAGCGTAGAGCGGCAATTTCCCGAACTCACCGGCGGTTATCACCTGCCGCGCTTCGCCCGCGTGGTGGGTGTGGCCGATGCTCCCGCCGGCGCCGGGATCTGCGACGACTTCCGTCCGCGCTTTGCGGTGGACCTCGAACTGTTGGGTGAGGATGACGAGCCGGATCCGGAGCTGCCAGTGCTCGCCGGCGTGCCGCTGCCCATGCCTATGGGCGGCGATGAGATGGGCTTTTTCGCGTTCCCTGAAGAAGGGACACGGGTTGTCGTGTCCTTCGCCTACGGCCTGCCGAGCAAGCCGTTTATCCAGGCAATCCTGCCGCACGGCCTGAGTCTGCCCAAGGTGCCGAAAGGTGACCAGGTGTGGCAGCACAGCGACGCCGCCCAGCAGCGCGCCGATGCGGACGGCAACTGGCTGCGCCAGACCGATGGCCGGATTCTGGACAAGTCGATCGAGCGTGAGGTTGAAAGCCTGACCAACGTCGAGCGCCACCAGAGCAGCACGGTGACGGTGGACGACCATTCGACCGAGTCGGTCGGGGGCATTAAGACGATCGAAGCGATCGGCTCGCTCAAGTTGCTGTCGGGCGGTTCCGCCAGCCTGGCCGCACTGGATGACTTGCACCTGGCCAGCGGGCGTGACCTCAACCAGGTGGTGGGCCAGAAGCTCAATTTGACCGTGGGAGGCCAGCTGCTCGAGCGCATCGAAGGTGCCCGCCGCAGCATCGCTGCCAAGACCTGGTTGGGCTCTGAGTCGGTCAACGTACTGCAGGTGCTGTGCGATCTGATTGACCTGGTCACGCAGACGAACACCGAACTGGCGGCCCACGTCCACGGACCTAGCCCTGTCCCTGCCAACGCCGCGAACTTCACTACCAACGCCGGTACCGGCCTACAGCTTACTGGGCAGCTCAAGCCCATCACGGGAGCCTAATTTGGAACTCAAGAGTTTCTTTGCACAGGATGACCTGGGCAATGCCTTGCCCGCTGCGACCTGCTACCTGTACGAGCGCGGCACCGAAAACATCGTCTTCGGTTTACGTAAAAGCAACGGCTTAGGATTGCTCAACCCGTTCCTGGCCGACGCAAACGGATTGGCCCAGTTTGCCGCGCCGAACGGGCTGTATGACCTGCGCATCACCAAAGGAAAACGGGATTACCGTTTGCCCGTCCAGTTCCTGGACGTCACCGAATCCCTAGCCGAGGCGAACGGCGCGGCGTTACGCGCAGAATCGGCAAGGGATGCGGCCCAGTTGGCTGCCGGCGTGAAAGCCAGCACGGCGGAAGGCTTGCGCACCACGACCGACGGCATGTTTTTCACGGTGGTTTCACCCGAGAACGCCCAGTCGCTGATTCTGTTTAAAAATGAAGCGGGGGTGGCAATTGAGCAAACGCGCTACCCGAGCTCGACCGCCGTCGAAACGATCAACAGCTTTGTGCAGAGCAAATTCAAAGTTCAGACCGTCAATGACACGTTGGTGGCAGTGCGTGATGCCGCCGGCCATGAAACGTGGATGGGCATCAATAATCGGGATGGCGGGCCGAGCAATTGGGCGCTGAAGATGTTGTACAAGTACCTGGGCGTCAAGCCAGCGTATGTCCCGGGTCTGCTGTATGCGTTTCCTGATGCCCTGGGACGCCTGACTGATTTGTCGATCCGCGACACCGACGGTCAGGTGCCGGACTGGGTGATCTTTCGTTGGGCCAAGCGGCTGAAACCGCTGATCGGGAGTGACGACAGTCATCCGAAGACGGCCTACAACAACATCTCCAACGTGCCCAAAATGCGAATGAAGCAAGGCCAGATTCGCGCGGGTGTACCTGGGGTAAAGCTGTACCTAAAAATCATCGGCGACTCCTATTCCGCCGCTCACAACTTCTACATGAACGACCTCACCCGGTTTTTAGCCAAAGACTTTGGCTTTGGCGGTTCGGGTTACATCGGCTTCAACCACGGCTCGTCCCTGGGCACGAAAAACTTCTTGTACACCAATGGCAGCCTGACCTACTTCGGCGGCAGCTGGACGCTATCGCCATTGGGCGCGGCCAGTCCCGACAACAGGACGATCAAGGCGGGGGCTGTGGGTGATTACGTGAGCATCGCAGCCGTCGACACCGCGGATATCTCGACAGCGGCGACACTGGCGAAGCTGCTATTCCTGGGCGATGGCACAAATTCCACCCTGCGGTATCGCTGGGGTGATGCCCTGGAGTGGAACACGTTGTCGCTGTCCGGGGTGGGGCCCCAGCAAGTGGCCTTTCCGGTGTTGCCTGCTGGCGGTAACTGGAAGCTGCGCATGGAAGTCTTCACCGGCACGCCGACGCTGTTTGGCATCTACACCGAAAACAGTACGTCGGGTGTGGTCGTCTCCAAGTGCGCGGCCAGCGGTTCGGCCTCGGGTGACTGGTACAAGAACGATACGACCTGGTTAACGCAGCAGAAGACCGCCACGGGCTTCATTCCCGCAGATGCCGTGCTGGTGATGCTGGGCGGTAACGATCAGGGCGCATCAGTCACGCCGGCGACCTTTCTCGCCAACCTGCAGGGCGTGGTCGCGACTCACCTGGAAGTCCATCCCGGCGCGTCCTTCATCGTCGCCATGCGATGGGACACCACACGATCCAGTCAGTACCCCATGAGTGCCTACACCAAGCTCGCCGCTGCCTGGTGCTGGACGCAGGGCATTGCCTTTATGGATATGCAGTACGCGGCCATGGGTGACCCGGCGAAGTACGCCAGTACCGGGCAAACCCCGCTGATCAGTGATGACAAAATCCATCCGGATCCGGCCAAGGGCGCCCCAGTGATTTCTGAATTCTTCTACACCGCGCTGCGCTGAACGCAGTAAGGAGCATCAAATGTTTTCTCTCGTGATTAGCGCACCTGGTGTGTTGTCCAACCCTCTCTCCGATACCCCAACCATCCCTGATGTGCAGTCGAACATCATTTACGAGCTCGATGCCGCGAGTCTGGCCGCACTGGCCGACGGTGCTGCCGTGGACACCTGGCTGGCAAACGGACCGGCGCCGATCGTCAACCGCACTTTCAACTTCCAGTACACGGGCTGGGGGAAACCGAAGTTTTCGCTGACTGGTGGACCAGGTGGCAACCCAGCCGTGTTATTTGACGGGACACAGCAGATCGGAAATGGCCCGGGCACGGTCGCTATCGCGCAGTCGATGACTTACGCGATGGTGGTCAAGGCTTCTGTCTTTGCGGCGAATCAGGCGCGTCTGATGGCGTCGGGCGCCCAGATCCTCGCACCAGGTGCGAATGGCTTCTATGAAAGTATCTCAGCGGCCAGTCGACTGGAAAGCAGTGACAAATCGACCGAGTGGACGGTCATCCTCGCCGTGTTCGACGGTCCAACCTCCAAAATCAAAGTCGGCACTAGCCCAATCGTCGAAGGCGCGACCGGGGTGTCTCTCAGCGGACGGAATATTCTGGGCGGGCAAGGATCGGCGCTGGCCACAGCAGGGCTGGTGGGAGGCTATGCCTTTATCAGGGCATACGACCGTGCACTGAACAATTCGGATATCGAGGCGGCTTCCATCGAACTACACAGAGCGTACGCAATTCCTTGAATACGGCTCATGCCCCGCATGTGCGGGGCCTTTTCATTCGTGACAGTCAGTTTAAGGTTATTGTTGCCTAGAAGCCCCAGCTCGCCAATGGGCTGCACTCGGGGTTCTAGACCACGTAGTTGCGGCACTAACTGAAAGCGGGGCCAAGAGCAAAAGAAGTCGCGGCGCTTAAGGCTGCAACCTCGAGTCTTGAAATGAGCGAGGTATTGCATAGACGCGCATATTCTCTCGAAGCTTCGCTGCACTTTGTGGCCATTTGAAGCCCGCACGATCCCCAACGGCAGCACTTGTTACTTCAACATTTTCTACTTGTATTGACAGAACTTCGACCTCCTCAAAATAAATGTCTCCCTCCACCGCTAAGTAGTCGCCTACTTCGATTTCGTTTTCTAATATATGCATGCCAAAAACTTCGGTAAAGACTTTGGAGATTGTTCCTAGATATTTATAGTGCGTAGGCACAGCAGTAATGCGTTGATGCCTAAAAAAAAGCGGTTTTACCCAATCTGGTAACCAGCCGTGTCTTTGTTTGTTTACAACTATTCGATAAAGGTCGAATGCAGTTAGTAGCCCTAGGCCTGTTTCACCAGCAAAATCTACTATTTCCTTTCGAAAAGCTTCGTTGTTATCCCTTTCTAATGGGGGTAAATGTCTTTGCTGGTTAATTATCGATAAACCTTGAATGTTGGTTCTGTCTAGTTCCCTCATGTTAATTAAGGCGTGTTTGTTTGCTTGCATAATGTCATCGTCACCAGCTCTCCCGCCGACGCCTTTGATGTCGACAATCAAGAGCGGGTCGCCGTCTTCTATTCGAAGGTCTTCGCGTCGGCTTTTGCCTTCAGCGTCTCGTATTTCATCAACGTCTATAACACGCTGAAAGCCTAGTTCTGAAAGGGCGATTTTTATAGCGTTAACTAGGTCATCACCTGTTCCCGTAATTAGATCATGTAGCCAGCCATTCGCGGCACGATTTTCATCGATTTCTTGTTGTATGTTATTGAGTTGTTTTTCTGCCTCGGCGATTACTAAGGCTTTTCGAGATTCTAATTCTTTAACACGCTCAAGTTCGTATTCCGGCCGATGAGTCCATTTGCCTTTTTCGATATCTGGAAATAGGTTGGGTACTATTTCAGGAAGAATTGACCCTAATAACTCTTCGATGAACCGTGCTTTTTCTATTAACTGAGGGAGTACGAAAATATGTCCGTTGCCATGTTCAGCAGAGACCGCAACACTCACGCCATACTTATTAGTCGCTAATGATTTCCATGTTGAGTCGTGATCCCATACAGAGCTGAACACACATGTGAATTCGGCACCTGTCAAATGCCGTTTTAAAAGCGATCCTATTGGGGAGTTGTCTGTTACGTTAATTACGGATCCAGACTCGGCATCAACTCTCAATCGATCTAGTGGGTCGGCAAGATTCCATACTCCACCATCAACGGTACTTCGAGTTGACATTCGATAGTTGCTAACTGTTGCCCATTGAAAATTCATTGGGCTATCAGGTGCGGCAAAAATGATAAGTACGCCGCCATTCCTTACAATTCTATTCAGATCTGCTTTTGCGGATAAAACTGTGCGAACTCTGGCATCAATCCAGCCTTTGTCACACTTCGCCCATAGATCTACTTCTCCTGTCGGTGTGTGCTTTTCGCCTGGTGCATGATGTGCTAATTTTTTTGATGAAAGATCAACAATGATTAAATCTGATTCCTCAAATTTACCCAGCGGTTTATTTTGGATTACTGGGCGCCAGTCACTATCAGTAGGAGTTTCATATGGGGTGCCGAGCGTTCCAGTACCAATATTAGACCAGCTTTTAAGGATGGCCTTAGAAATATCTTCATCCGTATCAATTAAAAAAATTTGAGGTTGCTGAAACATCCATTTAACTCCTACGCTGATTACTTAAACGACTTTCGATTTAGATAGCATTTCTAAGGGTGTAATGCTAGAGCGAGTTAAGGTGTTTGGAGGTTGTCGAACGGCTATGGAGGGCTAAGGTAGCTAAATTCAGCGCTGTAGCCTTCGCACTCATTTGCGGCTAATGAGAACAAATGCACTCCTGAGGATGCCGTCTTGGAGCGCCGCAATGGGTGGAGGGACGCTGATCGTGCGATGTAGTCGGCGATGCCTGGGGCGCCGTGTGGCTGCCGATCGCAACGAGGATTGATCAAGATGACGCTTGCAGTATTGATGAACGCAGTAGTGTGTAACCGCAGTCCTACAGCAAAAAAATCATTGGATGATAAAAAAACGATTAAAAAAGCACTTATCCCCCTCCCGCCGACGGGCTTTGCGTCCCTTTATTGTGCAAAGGCGGGTGTTGCGCAAGTCAAGGTCGCGCCCAAGCCCGCCGAGCAGTTAGTGGCGCATTTTGCAATTTCACGGTGTGCAAGGTTTTGCAAAAAAGTGCAGTGGCTTTGCGTATCGTCCAGAGCAAGCCAGGTCGGTGGTCGATCTGCAGAACCCCCAATTTACAAGGGTGTGACGCTGGAAAATAAGCGTCTTATTGAGTTTTCGAATTCTCAAAAGTTCGTATCAGGGGCGCTTTGAAGTGTTTTAGGACGAGGGGTAGCTTGCCCGGAAGCCCCGACACAGGGGGCTTTCAGGCCCTATAGCGCATTTCACAGGTGATCACCCGTGTACGGATAATTCAGACGACTGCAATCGATCCATTACTGACATACCGGCTTGTCTAAAAACTAAGTCCGATTCAGTCAGAAATTTCAGGGGGCGGCGAACTCCTTTTGCATAACGTTGGAGTTCAACCGCCGCCGAAGGCGGTCGGCTGGAACGACGGGTTAGGCGTCAGCGTCAAAGATGCTCATCTAGAAGTTCACGAAGCCCAGAGAGTTGTGCACCAACGTCTCTAATGTCCAATTTCTCCCACTCCGCGTGAAGAGCGTGGTTGCGAACCGCTGCGTATGATTTCAAACGCTTCGCCTTCACCTGCGTAAAGACGCTGCGCTTGGTCAGTTCATCAATGAGAGGTTCGAGAGACACACCACCAACCGCAATCTCAGACTTCCGTGCTATGCGCTTGATAGTGTCTTCAAGCACCGCAGAAGCCAGGACAGCAGCTTCGTTGACCTTGCCGGCCTTGTGATACTGCGTCGCGTGATCAAGAAAGTCATCGAACGCTGAGGCGACTACTTGGTCCTCGAGTTTGACCAGCAACCCAGCTCGCGCTTCAAGCTGCACCGACTGAAGCAGACCAAGGAGTTTTTCGACGGAGGAAATCGGGAAGCCGCTTTGGAGTTGCTCATGCTCGACGATCCTCTGCAGCTCTGCCATGTAGAAACTGCCAGGCGGGGCGACCTGGTGTATCGCGTTAGCCGCGGACGAGAACCAACTCTGTGCCTCCACGACGTCTTTCATCCAATAGTCTTGGGATGATTGTGACCGGGCGGCGGCATTGCCCCGCGAAATCAGTTCATCGATGCGCTTGAGTACGTGATCCTGCATGGTGAATCGCCCCTGCTTTTGTAGAGGATTGAATGACTGCTTTTGGCCAATTACTGTCGATTGCCTAGCGGGGAGAACTGTTCATAAGACGCTAAGCCATCGTCTAATTGGCCTCACGAAGATCTGGCGGGAACCCGCTCAGTCGAGCCAAGCCTTGTTTGATATGACCTGCGTTTTCGCCAATAGTGTAGAGCGCTCCCCGCACGTTATCGCCCACATCTACTGCATTCTGCTGCTCTGCCCACCGAGTCAGCTCCATCACTGCCGCTTCCAAGGCCAACTGATTGTGGTAAATCCGTTCCAGCACATCCGCCAGTGAATACTCGCTTGCCATGGTTGCCGACTCCTTTCGAAAGAAATTCAAGCATAGCAGCGACAGACCGAGAACCGAAAACATCGCTTTATTGAGAGTGATTCTTAGGGGGCGGGGGCATTTTCAAAAAGAGCGATATCAGCGATACCTTATAGGTAGCGGGTTTGGAGCCCCCGGTTTTACTAGGCTTTCGGTATTACAAAGCAAGGTAATACGAGGCGATATGAAAAGTAATATTTCGGCCAAACCCCCGGATTCATTGGGTTTCAAAGAATGGAAATATAGCTTTATAGAAAGGTAATACTATCGCCTTTCTATCGCTTAAATATCGCCTTCCCCATGAATCGCTGGACGCCTTGATCGATAAGGGCTGTGGCTGTTTTACGGAGGGGGTATTACTGATATTACTATTTTTTCGAACCCCCACGGATTTTAGGATTGGCACCTATACGGGGGTTGGATCAGGAGTTACAGCGCGTTGCGTGTGCTTGCATCAAACGTCCCCCAATACGTCCCCCAGTGGGTTACGGTAATGGATGAACAGGGCTGCAGGCCTTGAAAATAGTGGAGCGGGTGAAGGGAATCGAACCCTCGTTATCAGCTTGGGAAGCTGATAACGAGGAAGCGGGGAGGGTTATTAAAGTCTCCAAAACCGTCATTAACGAATCCTACGGCGACACCTCCGACGCAAAAGGGAAACACTTGCCGATAGTGATGTCGGGCAAGGAAATGTTTTGCACCAGTATCACGCCATGACGTTTTAGCGGGGCTTCAGTTTTTTACCAAAGATTTTTTTCTTTTTGTTTTGATGTTCAACTGTGCGTTGTGCCTCGTCCATTTTTTTGTGTAATTCAAGATCGATGAGAGCAATTTCGCGCCAGTATGAATCAGTGCCAATAATGCGCATAACCTCGCTGATTTCAATGTGATAATAGTTTCTACCTGCAGGTTTGTTTTTCCCTTGTACAGCCGCAACTTTTATTATTTGGGCTAGCTGGGTGGCAGGTAAACTCCCATTGAATATTTTTTGGCCTCCGTAAATTAATGCTCTTTCAAAATAGATACCAATTTGCGTTGCTGCCGATTTGGCGCCTGACCAACCAAGCATTTGCCCTTTTTCACTAATTAAGTAAGTGAAGCCAGTATGCTTCTTATTTATGTGTCGTAATAAAATATCGTCACTCTTTGATTTAAGTAACTGATCGATTTCATCAATGCCCGGTTGGAAATGGGTGAGTAAATAATGTTTTGAATATCGGTATTTGTCAGCGTCAGCTAAGAAGAATAACACATGCTGCCATTGGCTAAATCCTTCAAAAGCGTCCGAATAAAATAGTTCGGATAACTCTTCTTCGCTGTGTAATATAAATGCGGCGGCATAATAATCCAAAATGCTTTTGTGCAGAAAAGTAGTTAGGTCAAGGCCATCTTCCAGCATCAGGCATGCGACTTTTACAATGTCTTTTCTGAAATGGTCCACATCGCAATTTGTTGCTTCTGAATACTCAAGTGCATTGGTGAATGCAGTATTAAATTCTGGTCGTGTTAAACTTCTTCCGAAATTTTCTTGAACGATCATAAAACAGAACGCCTCAAAAAGTTGTAGGAGTTTTGTTTCCGAAAGACCGCTGTAGTGTTGTCTTGTAAAGCCAACCTTTAAACTATCGTGTCTGGTGAAAACGACATGGAATAGTTTTTCAAAGAAATCTCTTAGCGTAGATGGAATTTCTTGTTCGGATTCGTAAACCCAAACAACTAACGTGAGCATTAATGGTGTGCTTATAATTTCTTTAACTGAATCTGGAGCAGATTCAGTTGCGGCTATCAACGCCTCTCTTTTTACGGTATCTAGCTGGAGGCACTTTAAGAAAGGTTCGTAATCATCTTCCGTTAAAGGCGTCAGATCTAGAACTTCGAAGCCTACCATCTGCTGGATGCCACTACCGGGGCGTGATGAGACAATGATTTTAAGTTTTGGATAGCGTCTCTGAAATTCATCAAGCGCTTCAACAGTTTCATTGATGCATGCATCTACGACTTCATCAAATCCATCTAACAGAAAGACTAAGTAGCCTTTTGATGCTAGATATTTAACACTCTCTTCAGTTACTGTGATTCCCAATAGTTCCAAGTTTTCAAATATGATCTGTTTCAAGCCTTTTTTTGAACTTATCTTTTGAAGTTCAATGAATACCGGTATATAAGAGTTCCCAATTTCTCCAATGGCAGAACAAGCTAGGTGGCGCATGAACATAGATTTGCCCTGGCCAACTATGCCTTGAATAACTATGTTTCCTTTAGGGAGTTGATCGACATGGTCAATGCCCTCGCCATCGTTGATTTCGTCAATCTTTGATGGGTAATAAAAGTCTTTAATAAACTTGCTTTTTCCTGATGACCAGATTGTTTTAACAACGCCGATCTGTAAAAGATGATTCGCAATTTCTTCATTACTATTCGTATTGGACCAGTTTGAAAAACTGGATTTCAATGATTTGCTTGCACCTTTGTAGGCTGCACCAATCAGCGGAGTGAGGCTGCGTATGGCTGCGGCAGCCATTGCTGAAGTTACAATCATTTAATATTTCCTTAGGGATGCAATCCATTGTGGGCAAAATGCCACCTTCTCATTTTTTAAATTAATTTTCAAATTCTTTTTGCTTTGGCGATGGGGGCGTATTTTTTAGTTTAAAGGGGTTGTAATGTGCATTGATAATATGAGCGAGGTTAGGGGGGTGTAGTGATATATTTTGTTTTTATTAACGCAGAGCGTGCGTGTACATACATGCAAAAATAAACAATCAACAATCAACCTGGAAACTGTAGCGGATAAGGGGGGGCAGTCACAACAGTGCCCATGATTGGAGCCGAAAACGGTTGCTTAAAATTTGCTACAGCGGGTGAGAGAGCTACTCGGATTTGATGGAGGACGAATGTTGCTGGTACGAAATTGGTACCGGGGATTTAGAACAGACCTAACGGCCTTTATTTGCGGGGGGGGGGACCGTTAGTGCGCCCAATCCATCATCGGGGCCACGCTGAAGCGGCGGGATGGCTCGGAACGGGTGTGGCTAGTATTTACGGGCGCTTCAGGTTTTTCGAGATTCATTGATACTGGTCTTTTATACAGCGGTTTTTACCCATTTTTCCTTGTTTTTCGAAGTCGGTTGCTACAATGTAGCAATCGACTTCAGCAATGTAGCAACTGGAAATGGGCACGATCACATCACGTAAGCGCAAGGACAACTCGACGGCCTACACGGCGCAGATACGGATCAATCGGGACGGGAAGACAGTTTATCAGGAAAGCCAAACCTTCGACCGCAAGCAGGTAGCCCAGGCTTGGATCAAGCGCCGGGAAACAGAGCTGGCGGAACCGGGTGCCATCGAGCGCGCGAACCGCAAAGGGGTGACGATCAAGAAGATGATCCAGCAGTACCTGGATGAGTACGAGAAGATCCGACCGCTGGGCAAGACCAAGAGCGCCACGCTGAACGCGATCAAGGACACCTGGTTGGGCGAGCTCGACGACGCGGCGCTGAGTAGTCAGAAGCTGGTGGAGTTCGCGCAGTGGCGAATGAGCAAGGAGGGTGGTGGCGTCCAGGCGCAGACAGTCGGCAACGATTTGTCGCACCTAGGGGCGGTGCTGTCCGTGGCGAGGCCAGCCTGGGGTTATGAGGTGAACCCGCTGGCCATGTCCGACGCACGCAGGGTGTTGCGCAAGTTGGGCATGGTGAGCAAGAGCAAGGAGCGTAACCGTCGGCCAACCCTTGATGAGCTGGACAAGCTGATGAAGCATTTTTTCGAAATGCAGGAGCGTCGAAAAAGCCAAATCGATATGCCAAAGCTGATTGCTTTCGCGCTCTTCTCAACTCGCCGGCAGGAAGAGATTACGCGGATTCGCTGGGAGGACCTGGATGAGATCCGTCAGGCCGTCCTGGTGCGGGACATGAAAAACCCCGGGCAGAAGATCGGCAACAACGTGTGGTGTCATCTGCCGGATGAAGCCTGGGCGATCCTGCAGTCCATGCCCAAAACGGAAGTGGAGATCTTTCCCTACAACGCCAGGTCGGTGTCGGCGTCCTTCACCCGGGCCTGCCCGATGCTAGGCATCGAAGACCTGCATTTCCATGATCTGCGACACGAAGGGGTGAGTCGGTTGTTTGAGATGGACTGGGATATCCCGAGAGTGTCGAGTGTTTCAGGGCACAGGGACTGGAACTCGTTGAGGCGGTATACCCACCTTCGAGGGAGAGGGGACGCTTATAAAAAGTGGGAGTGGTTAAGCAAGCTGGTTTAGCCGGCGTAGCGAAGCGGTCGCATACTTAAGAGTCGCGTGATTGCACATTGAGATCGCTCTCTAAAAAGGGTACGTTGCCGAGCACTGCTGAACTCCTAATTTACGTTGAAGGATTTTGTTGTGAAAGGAATCAAACCGTTTTTAGTGCTGCGATACTCGTTGATCGAAAACAAGCAGGGCGCCCTTGTTCCAAAGCCCTTACCGAGCCCCAAAGGAGCGGTGGTCGTTTCTGCCCTTCAGGACGATGGCAGTGAGTTTGTTAAAAATAAGGTTCGTTATAGTTTTGTAGGCTTTTCGTACGTTGACCCTATAGCTGATGAATTCCCGAAGGGAAGATTTCTGGTCGGGAAGACGGCTAAACACAAAATAACAAAAGTTGGCGATAAGATACCAGGTGATATTGTCCCTCATGATGCTGATGATTGGGTTCCAGTAATTACAATAGTGGATATCGTGGAGCAGTATGTTTTTGTACAGCATGATTGGCGCTTTGGTACTGAAGAACAAATTGCAAATGCTATTCATGCGGGATTAAAAGACGCTGTCTTGAATGAGTATAATTACTCGATTTTCATTGAGCCGAAAACCATTAAAGGTGAGTTTTGGAATGTTATTAAAACTCATAAGAAAGTGTATAAAGTTGAGTTGGAGCTCATCTCTCCAAATATTTTAGAAACGAATGTCAAAGCACGTGATGCACTTAAGGCCATGAAAGAGCTTTTTGATCAAGATGAGGTTAAGATTACACTGAGTAACGAATATGGCGACCTCAGAATCCCGAAGGCGCCCATTGAAGATTACGTGGATTATATTGAGGAGGGAGAAGGTAAGTGGAGTGTTACTACTGAAGGTGATCATGGTGGCAAAAAAACACATAAAAGCATCTCTGCTATAGTTACTCTTGATCTGGATGTTCCATCGGATGAGGTAGTGATGCACGAGGGGCAGCTGGAACTTGAAACTGGACAGCCTGCTCCGGGTCGTTCTGATAACGATGCCCGCATGGTGGCTGAAGTTTATTCTGCTATAGGTAATTCATTGAGGCGTTAGTATGCTTCGCCTGGTATTTGTGTTTTTAACATCGTTCGGTCTTTCCTTCCTGTCATTATGGGGGTCGGCAGGGGAGGCTAGCCCAATGTTTAGTAATGTTAATACTGTTTTATTCGCCTTGGGTGCATTGTTCGGGGCTCTATCGTTCGCGTTTTTTAACTACGTTGAAGGAATCTTGAAGGATGTCCCAAGGAAGTTAAGGTTGCAAAAGCCGCAGGCGTACGTGTTGGTTGTTAGCGCTTTGACTGATTTGAAGCGAGAAGTTATTGTTAATGTTGTTTTGGTTGTTGTCTTGATTGTGGTTGCATTTGTTGTTGGTGCTGTTGGGGAAATGGCTTTTGCACAGAAATTGGGGTTTTCGCAATATTGGGTGTGGGGTGCCTTGTCTATTCGGGGTGCTTGTTTGTTGAGTGTTCTTGTTGTGGTGCTTGTTCAGTTGGTGGGATTCGTTACCGCAAACAATTTGCGAGCGGAAATTTCTATGTATGGTGAGTAGAGTTATGCAGGTTATTAATGATGGAAAAAAGGGCGAGGTCAATGTTTAGGCTCGCCCATGTTTGGAGTTAAGCAGCTCTCCCCATCAGTTGGTTCTGCTCCTTGGCTGCTTTTTCCCGCTGGCGGTCTATATAATCGGCCAGATCTTTTAGGTGGATACCAAGTGCTGCCTTTTGGCTGTCAGCCCCCAAGCGCACTATCGGAACATCAATCTCTCCGTCCAACCGTTTGCGTTTGAACTTCTCGACCGTCAGGTGCATATAGTCAGCGCATACACGATCGAGGGGAATTACGGCTTGACCGTTGTATTGAGCCATCAATAAAAACAAGGTGTTCATTGCTCTCTTTCCCGCGGAGATTCACTTGAGGCGATAGCTGCTGGCTGTGCCCATGTTGAAACGTCGCTGAACATAGGAGGTTCGGCGGTCTTATTCGGCAGGGGAGCCTTCTCGGCGGGCGCGCTATCAATGCCTATAGGCAACGGATTATTACTGCATTCTCGGTCCGGAGGTTGCTGGTTGACCAAAGCGCCGTGCTTCCAAGCTCGACGCATCCACGCTGAATAGCCTGCTCTGTACGCGTAATGCTCGCGCGAAAATGTGGCAGATACGCTCACACCAGGCGACGTAATGTACGTCCCACGTTGTTTGCAATACTGAAGCCCCTCAGGAGCTGGAAACTCTTTCTCGAACTCTGCGCGCTCATCAATTTTGGCGGCCTTGACGGCAGCCTGCTTCGAAGCGTCATGAGTATGTAAAAGTAGCTTATACCCCTCGACAAGCTGCGCGGGCAGCCGATTTTGAGCGATTAGCGTTGCATCAGGTGCGGCTGCCTCGCGCAGCTTTTCGTGGGGTATAAGTGCCTCGGCAGTGGCGCTGAGAGGGGCAATAATGCCTGCTGCTGCGCAGCAGAGGCTGTTTGTTTCTGGTGTGTCGACCCCATTCGCGTTGCAGAGCAAAGCGGTCGATGTTTGGGTGGTGTGCTGGTCCATTTTGATGCCGCTTTGCTCCGGTGTTCGATAGCGAGTTGGTCCATCAAGTGCTGATGAAGCGTGAGCCGTGTTGCGATGATGGTGAGAAATTTGGCTCATGCTGCCTCCTTGACCAAGTCCGCCAGTAGCAGAGCGTTCTTGGTATCTTTGTTCAGTTTGCGCAGGGCGTCGTTGCCGATCAGTGCGACCAGTTGCCGGTCGAACTCTTTGCGAAAGCGCGTCAGTTCCCGCAACTCGGTGGTGGCTTTGGTGCATTGCTGTTGCAAGGCGCCGGCCGCCTGTGGTGTCAGGCGTAACATTGGAAGCGAGCGATTCATGCCGCATCCTCCTGCGTTTCTGGCTCTAGCAGGGCTGCCATGGAGAGCGCTTGTTCGCGCAGGGCTAGTGAATCGCGTTCGAGTTTTTTGCCGGTGCGGAATGCGCTGAATGTCTCCGCGGCGATCCTGAGTTTTTCGGCGATGGCAAGTAGGGTTTGACGCTCCTGCTCTCCCAGTTTTGAGGCCGCCAGTGCACGCTCGTAGTGGCCGTACAGTTGCAACTCCTCGGCGCGTGCTTGGAGTAGTGAGTGCTCCAGGTTTCGGAGGGCTTGCGAGTTGTCGGATTGTTGGATGGCTTTGCCTTCGTCGATTCCCTCGATGCGACCATCGATTTGACCGCCTCGGTAGCCGGTCCAGTAGAGAAGGGCAGCGCCGACGATGAGGCCGATCAATGCGCAGATTTGAATTGCAGTCATGTGGTGTGCTCCTGGTGATGTCGTAGGCCGGTGGTGGCAGCCTTTGGGTCGGGTGTCTTACTCGGTTGAATCGTCCTGCGGTCGCAGCATCTCTTCATCCGCCTTGTAGGCGCGGATGTCGATCAGCGAAGCGACATGGCGGATGTGTGCGTATTTCGGGGCCTTGCGGCTGGTGTCCAGCGTGGTGATGGGGAGCTGGATCCGGCCGCTATTGATCTCGGCCACGAACGATTGCTCGTTGAGGTTGCGGAAGTACTGCTCGCGGACTTTTTCCAGCGGGATCAGCACGTCACCGAAGGTGCGGTAAAGCAGTTCCACGGTGGCTGACTCGGGTGCGGGTCGCAGTCGTAGCGGTGTTTGGCTGGTGTTATGCATCGGCTTGCTGAGCCTCCTTGCGTTGTGTTCTTGCCGGGTGGTTCCAGGCATTCAGGCAGTGTGTTTTGGTCAGCTCCCGCAGATGTTCAGGCACTTCGAGGAGCGCGGCATTGCGCTCTTCGCGTGTGCTCATGGCGACGATCTGGCGAGCGTATTCCCTAGGCCACGTCACGGTGGTTTGCCGGGATGGCGGGTAGATCCAGCCCCAGTTGATCGGCCAGCCAGCGGATGCCGGGTTGTCTGACGCGGGTTGACTGGCTGTACTGCATGCCGGCGGTCTCGTGGTACCAGTTGCTGTCCTTGATCCGCAGGTATTCGCGATCGCGGGTCGGGTAGGTGGGCAGGTTCCGGTTATTGAGCAGACCTTTAGCCCGCATAAGTTCGATCAGCTTGGGCCGAGTGATGCCGAGGTGCTTCGCGGCTTGGGCGAGAGTGCGTTCCATGACACCCCCTCACGCAGCGTGTGCGGCGGGTGTTGCTGCCGCAGCCAGGTGGTTGATGGACTCGGACACTTTCTCGTAGATCTCGACATCGCTTCCGTACACGGTGAAGCATTTGGTGCGTGGCCTTTTCTCGCCGATGCTCATGATGCTGGTGACACCCGAGCGGGCTTGTGTGCGATGCAATGCGACGTGGAGGGGCAGATCAAAACCCATGTCGAGGCTCACCACACCACCCGTGCGCACCAGCTCGAATACCCGCTGCTTGTGCTCAGTGTCGAAGCGAGCGTATTGACGGCTGGCGTGGGGGAGGTTCAACAGGTCGGCAGCATTGTTGGGGTCGAAGGGGCCATTGACGATCTCTTCGATAAAGTCGGCCAGCTTGAGGTGCATCTTTTTTTCGTTCTTCAAGGTCAGCGTGTGGCGCTCGCTGCCCAGTTCAACGGTGAAAAGGGTGTCGGATGTGTTGCGTTCAACTTTCAGGCGGAACGACAGAGCTTCGCGCTTAGGCGTCGACCTTAGCGTGTGGTTGAAGGTCTCGGTCAGGTTGACCTGAGCGTTGAGCAATTGCAGGGTGCGGTTGTCTAGCTTGTACTTGCTCATGCTGCACACCCTCCGCCATTCGGATCGAACGGAGTGGGTGAGATGCGGGCTTTCTGCTTTGGTTTGGTAGTGACAAACGTGCAGCCGCATTCGCGGGCCAGGCGGCGGATTTCGAAGATGCGGAATGGATCAGCAGCAGCCGGATGGACGTGCAGGGTGGCTGTGGTGTGCATGGTGTTGCCTCGCTCTGTGGTGGAAGAGTGAAGCAAATATCAACCGTAAGTTGCTAATTGTCAACAACCAGTGGTTGATATGCGAGTTGTTGAGGGTGTATCGACTGATATCGTATGGACATCGTCAGCGCCTAAGGTTTACGGTGCGATCCCACTGCATCAGAAAGGGACGAACTGACCATGATTGACTTCACACGTATTGGAACAGGTGTAACGGTTGATACCGTCCTGCAGCCCAGGGAAATTTTTAATGCTTTACCCAAAAAAAATGCTCAAAAGTTTCAATATCCTCGAGATGTCCAATCTCAGGTTTGGTCGAAGTGGTTCGAGCGTCGAAATGAAAATAGTTTAGTTCTAAAGTTAAACACTGGTAGCGGAAAAACTGTCGTTGGTTTACTTGCGTTAAAAAGTTGTATAAATGAGGGAAAGTTTCCCGCTGTATATATTTGCCCTGATCCTTATCTTGTAAAACAAGTGATGGATGCTGCTGAAGAACTGGGTGTTGAAGTTACTGACGATGTACATTCACATCGCTTTATTTCCGGTAAAGCAATTCTCGTGGCGAATATTTTCAAATTGGTCAATGGCCGATCAGCGTTCGGCGTTGGTGACGAAGGTGTAAAAATAAAAATTGCTAGTCTTGTCGTAGATGATGCTCATGCATGTATTGGCTACGTTGAAGAGCAGTTTACAATCGAGATTCCGCAGGGCACCGCGGTATATACCGCGCTGTATGATTTATTTAAGGAATCTCTCCATAACCAATGCGAATCAAAAGCTCTTGAAGTCGAAAGTGGTAGTTCAGCTGCGTTGATGCAAGTTCCCTATTGGGTTTGGCAGAGTAAAATATCAGAAGTTTGTAAAATTCTAATTGCGCATAAAAAAGAAGATTATTTACAGTTTGTGTGGCCTCTTGTGAAAGAGTTTCCAAAATTGAGTCATTGTGTCGTTGGGGCGAAGAGTATCGAGATCACCCCGCATGCAATTCCGATTCATATGATTCCTAGTATCATTGATGCCGATCGTAAGTTGTTCATGACCGCCACGTTAGTTGATGATTCAATTTTGGCTAGTCATTTCGGGGTTGATGATAAATTTCTACAGCGTCCTATCGTTCCTGATTCAGCGGGTGATGTTGGGGATCGTATGATACTCCTGCCTCAAGTAATTAATTCTGAACTAGCTGATGATCATATAAAGAAATATTGCAAGTTCATCGCTGAATATATGAATGTGGTAGTTATTGTACCTTCGAAGGCGCGTGCTGATTACTGGAGGGATAGCGCTAATTTAGTTCTATTTGCAAATAATCTTTACGAGGGGGTGGATAAGCTAAAGGCCGGTAAAGTTGGTTTGGTCGTACTTGTTAATAAGTATGATGGGATTGACCTGCCCGGTGATGCCTGCAGGCTGTTAGTGATAGATGGGTTTCCAGATGTTCGCAGCAAAATCGACAGGGTCAATCAAACGGTTTTATTGGGAAGTGATCGGGACGTAAATCAGGTAATTCAACGCGTTGAACAGGGTATGGGGCGTGGCGTTAGATCAAATGATGATTACTGTGTTGTTTTTTTAATGGGTAGAGATCTGACCAGCAAGCTTTATGCGCAAGGTGCTATGAGCAAGTTTTCACCGGGTACTAGAGCCCAGTTAGCCCTGTCCGAGCAGGTTTCTGAACAGATCAAAGGAAAGAAATTATCAGAGATTACAGATACGTTAAATTATTGCTGGGCGCGCAAAGAGGAGTGGGTTGCAGCAAGTAAGGGGGTGTTGGCAACTTTGGCTTACACTCAAGAAAACTCCATTGATAGTAATATCTTGTCACTCAGAAAAGCATACGATTATGCGTGCAATAGCAATTTTGCTGCTGCGGCTCAAGAGTTAAAGGAGTTAGTTAATGCAGTTGCTGACTTGAAGTTTAGAGGTTTGGTTAAGCAGCATTATGCGGAATACACTAATTTGCTAGATCAAGCCTCTGCTCAAAAAATTCAAATGTCTGCTGTTGGGGACAATAGAAGGCTATTGAAGCCTATCGAAGGTATTCAATATCATAAAATTTCTGGGGCGGTGCTGGATCAGGCTAAAGCATGTAGTGAGTTTTTGACTAAAACGTTTCAAGATCCAAATAAGCTTGTAGTGGAAATAAATGGGGTGTTGGAGGGGCTGGACTTTAAGCTTGATAGTTCCGAATTGTTTGAAGCAAGGATGAAGGATGTAGCTAGGTATTTAGGCTTCCGTAGTCAACGCCCGGAGCAAGAGTACCAAAAGGGGCCTGATGTACTGTGGAAAGTTGGAGAGTTAAATTATTTTGTGATTGAATGTAAAAATGAGGCTGTGGTTGAAACTATAACCAAGTATTACTGTAATCAGCTTAATGGCTCTTGTGAGTGGTTTGAGGAGCGTTATGATCACTCGAGTGCTTATACTCCAATTTTGGTGCACCCATATTCGTTGTTCGAATACGCTGCTTCACCTAACCAAAATATTCGTGTCATGACACGGGAAAAGCTTGGAGAGTTTAGAGAGTCTGTTCGGAAATTCATTAATTCAGTAGCAAGCAGTAATGAGTTGGGTGATGCGGTTGCGATAAGACAAAAATTGATCGCCGCTAAACTTCGCGCTTCTGATTTTTGTGATATGTACACGGTTCCATTTAGGGTGAAAAACCGGTAGCGAAATGGATTTATTCAGGGATGAATGATCCAACTACTTTGCCACAGATGTGCGTCTCTTCCGTAATATCAATGATTGGGTATTGCGGATTGATCGGCTTCAGAAATTGTCGACCGGCATCCTCTACTAGAACTTTAAATGTAGCCTCGTTGGTACGGGGAACTCTAGCTATTACGCGGTCACCAGTTCGTGTCTCTGCTTCAGGGTCTACAAAGATTATGCAACCGGTTGGATAACTGCGACCAGGCCCTGGATTCGTCATCGAATCGCCTTGCACTCTCAATGCAAATCCATTGTTGCTGATCGGAACAGGGCAAGAAAGCCATGAGTCTGCATCGTAGATCTCAATGTTTGAAAAAGCCTCGCACCATGCTCCAGCTTGTACCCAGGAAATCAAGGGAACCTTGCCAAAGCGATGGTTGATTTCACTAACATTACTCCCATCGCCGAGCCCCATATGGCGAACATTACTCTCACTTGTCCGCTCTTTTGGCAAAACGCCATACTCCAGCCACTCGCGCCGCACCTTTAGCCAAGAACAAAGCGCAACCATGCTGTCAGCCTCAGCTATGGCTTCACCATTCAGCCACTTGCTGATGGCCTGTGTGGTTTTATCTACCCCCAAGCTTTTCAACTGACGATGGATGTCCACGCCACGACCCCGGGTACGTACGCCGGCGTCGTCGAGTGCTTCATGGAGGCGCTCGCTAAAAGCTGCGCGGAGTGCATTTTTATCAACCATGAGTTGAGAGTCTCACAAAGGTTGCGCAATAGTCAGTTGATCTATAACATCAACCACGAGTTGATAAATGGAGGTTGTCATGTTGGACCCCGCAAAATTTCCGAGCGCCATTGCGTTCGCTTTTGAAGCCGTAGGCGGCATCGGGGCCGCCGCGAAGATATGCAATAGAAGCTATCAGGCGTTGAACAAATGGCGTCAGGCGGCATGTCTGCCGCGAACGGATTTCACAGGTGAAACCAAATACGCTGAGCTATTGGCAATTGCTGCGGAACAGAAAGGCAATGCTTTCCAAGCTGCTTGGCTTTTGAACGCATCGGCTCCTCAAAAAACCGCTGCGTAGCAAGAAAAAAGGCGACCCTAAGGTCGCCCAGTTCCTCCCGCCACGCACCACCACAGCGCTGTCGGGTCGCGGTAAAGATAGGCGGGCACACCACATGCTAACCACCTCTCTTTATCGCGCTTTCCAAGGCACGGATGCCTTGGTGTTGCTGCCTTTTCCACCACAGATTGGGCAGCTGTTGCGCCAGGGGTGAACAACGGATTGTTCGCCTCGGCACGGTGCCGGTTCGATCCTGAAGATCTAGCCGGCGTTTGGGCCCTTTCAAGCCACGCGGCAAATGTATCACCACTGCATGTCGCGAGGCACTGGCAACCTGTAAGGATTAATGCCATGAGCCGAATCGCTCTGAGTTCTGTAGAACGGGCGCAGCGGGAAATCCTGCCGCTCGATTTAGCGCTTTACCATGCTGCCCGAGACTATCCCGGCGGCGCCGCTGCAATTGCCGCCACCACCGGCAGAAACGCCACCACGCTGCAGCACAAGCTGTCTCCAACCCACCCTAGCCATACCGTGAACATTCAGGAGTTCGGCGAGATCCTGGAGTTGACCAAAGACCGCCGCATTCTCGATGCAGTGCATGCGCTGGTCGGGGATACGACTTGGCAGGAGTTGGCCGAGGCGTACACCAACGACATGCCTGAAACCTTGACCACCGGCATTGCTGCTTATTTCCGGCAGGTTGCTGATCTGGCCGACACTTGGGCCAAGAGCATTGGTGATGGGGTGGTGAGTGACCACGAATTGGCCGAAATCCGGCTGCAAGTGTTTCGCGGTATTCAAGGGCTGTTGGGGATGTTCAACCGCGCTACCTACGTCAATCAGACCACGCGGGGTGTCGACCGTGGCTGACATCGCTGACTTTGCCAACGACCTGGTGCAGGAGCGTCTTGATCAGGCACTCGCTGAACGTAACGCCGCCAAGCCCGCTTCGGCGGCGCATTCATTTCTATTCTGTGAGGGGTGTGATGACCCGATACCGGAAGACCGTCGCTTAGCGCAGCCCGGTTGTTCGCAGTGCGTGCCTTGCCAATCGATCGCAGAATCGCGGGAGGCCCGTCATGCTCGATGAGGTACTGGGTCAATTCGCGGACTACGGCCTTGAGCCAGACCAGCCCTTAATCTTTGGCAAGCTGACCCGCTGCAAGACCGCTCAGGACAAGGGCAAAGAAAAGAACGGTTGGTATGTCGTCCACGAACATCGCACCGAGAAAGGCGAGACGTTGATCTTCGGGAGCTTCGGTGACTGGCGTTCGGGCGAGACGCAGAAGATCAAAGTGAAGGCTGGGCGGATGTCGCCTGAAGGACGTGAGGTCATGCGCGCTCGGCAGGAGGACGCCAAGCGTCGCGCCGCCGAGATAGCGGCCAATGCTGCACGTCGAGCGGCGAACCGTGCGGCAGGGCTGTTCAAGCGCATGCCGGAGAAGGGGCGTAGCGACTACCTGGATCGAAAACAGATCGTTGGTTTTGGTGTTCGTTACGCGCCGCGCACGGGCGCGTTTTTGGTGCCGATGTGCAACGTGCGGGACCAGATTGTTGGCCTGCAGGTGGTCTTTCCGGCTAAGCAGGAAGATACCGGTCGGGATAAGTCTTACTGGCCTTATGGGATGTCGAAGGAGGGGGCTTTTCACCTGATCGGGCCTCACCCTGAACCGGGGGAGCCGGTGCTGGTATGTGAGGGTTACGCCACGGGCGCGAGTCTGCATATGGCGACCTCGCTGACGGTGGCCATCGCCTTCGATGCGGGCAACCTGTTGGTGGTATGCAAGGCCATGCGTGAGCGCTTTCCGGGTTGCCCGCTGATTGTTTGCCGGGATGATGACTGGAAGACGAAACGCGCCAATGGTGATGCCTGGAACCCCGGGGAGGAGAAGGCCAACAACGCGGCATTGATCGTCGGTGGCCAGGTCGTCGCGCCGATCTTCTCCGGTGAGCGGGAAGACAAGTGGACGGACTTCAATGATCTGCACGTCGCCGAAGGCTTGGAGGCAGTCCGGCGTCAGGTGTTGGCGGTGGTCAAGCCGCCGGCAGCGGGTGGATGGAAAGACCAATTGGCTCGCACCGAAAGCGGCGCCCTGATTGCCCACATGCAGAACGTTGAGCTGATACTTGGCAACGACGAACGCTGGGCCGGCGTGATCACTTACAGCGCCTTCAGTTCGAAGATCGTCAAGCTACGTTCTGCCCCTTATGGCGGTGGTACGGGCGACTGGGCCGACATCGATGACGTGCGGGTGATGAAGTGGCTCGCGCAGCAATACAACCTAAGGGTCAAGTCGACGCAGGTGATTGAGGCGGTGAGCGTTGTTGCTCATGACCATGCATTTCATCCAGTGCGGGAGTACCTGCAAAAGCTCGAATGGGACAGGGTACCTCGGTTGGAAAGTTGGCTCACCGATGTCATGGGCGTGCAGGCCAGCGACTACTCGGCCAAGGTCGGTAAGCGCTGGATGCTGTCGGCGGTGGGGCGGGTTATGAGGCCCGGCTGCAAGGCTGACTCGGTGATGATTCTTGAAGGCGCGCAGGGCGCGGGTAAGTCGACGGCGATGAGCATCCTCGGCGGCGAGTGGTTCATGGATACGCCTTTTGCCCTGGGTGACAAGGACGGCTTTCAGGCGATCCGTGGCAAATGGATCGTCGAGTTGGGGGAGCTGGACAGCTTCAACAAGGCGGAAAGCACCAAGGCTAAACAGTTCTTCTCAGCGTCGACCGATACCTACCGCGAAAGCTATGGCCGCAGAACGAACGACGTGCCACGCCAGTGTGTGTTCGTGGGCACGACCAACCAAGACGAGTACCTCAAGGACGCCACTGGCAACCGGCGATATTGGCCGGTGGCTTGTACCAAGGTCGATCTGGAGCAGTTGCGTGAGATCCGTGACCAGCTCTGGGCTGAAGCGATGTTTTGCTATGAGGCGGGTGACATCTGGTGGGTGACGCCTGATGAGGCGCCGACCTTTGCCGAGGCGCAGGAAGAGCGCTTTGTTGTGGATGAGTGGGAAGGGCCAATCCTGACCTGGTTGGAAGAATCGCAGATCGGTGAAACCACGTCCGGCAGTGAGGTGCTGACTAATGCGCTGAAGCTCGACTTCGGTCATTGGGGTAAGCCCGAGCAGATGCGTGTCGGGGCGATCATGCACCGGCTTGGTTGGCGGCGTACCCGGATGCCGGCGCTGGCGAAAAGTGGGCAGCGTCCTTGGGCTTACAAGAAGCCGGCAGGTTGGGGTGGCGCTTCGGCGTTGAAGGTGGAACCGATCGAGGAGCCTTGCTTCGGTGATTAAGCGAATTGATGAAATGCTCAAGCTTTGGGCTGAGGACTTGCATTCGCCGGTGGCCGAGTCTTTCGGCGGGGCGAGTGGCGGCAACATGATCGCCATGCTGATGGAATGCAAAGGTGAGTTGATTCGCGGGACTAGAGGCAGTCGGGTGTTGTTGGATGAGTCGGCGGATATTGAACTGATCGTGAACAAACACCTGCCACCGCAGTTGTCGGTGGTGGTGAGGGAGCATTACTGCAATCACGAAAGCTTTCTATCGCAGAAATACACCCATTGCGGGTGTAGTCGTGACACGTACTACCAGCGTTTGCATGAGGCGCATTTGTGCATCGCCGGCATGTTGATGGGGAAGGCTGCGTGATCCCAGGCACGACACCGGTAGTTGTTGTCCCTCTGGCTCGCCTTGTCCCGCTGCGTTTTAACGTAGTGGGACAAGTGCGGGCCTTGTCGTTGTTGGGCTGTCCCACCGTCCCGCCTGTTGGAGCCTCCCGCCCATGTGAGCGGAGCGGGCACCAGCACGCGCCCGTGGCGCGCACGCGTGTAATTCAATTACTTTCTTTACACGAGAAAGAAGATAAAAAAGTAGGACAGTGGGGCGACGCCCCGAATTTAGGCGCTCTCAGGCGTCCCACTTCGATTTTGAAAAGTGGGACAAATGGGACAACGCAAAAGCAACAGATAGCCGAGGTGGTGTATTCACCGACATTGCCTAGGCGTTCACCCTGCGTTACCCACATATTCACCGGGTGGCATTAAAGTGGGGTTGCTGCCACCGGAATCCACCTGTAAAAAGTAGTCATCTTCGATAGGTGCGACCGCAGAGAGCGGAAGGCACCACACACCAAACCCGGCCATTGCGCCGGGTTTTTGCGTTTATGGGGTAGGGCGATGACGAACGAGCAGCAAACGCTGGCAGAGATGCCGATCTGGTTAGTGATCGTCCTGGCCCTGGTCGGCGGCGTGTCGGGCGAGATGTGGCGAGCTGATAAGGACGGGGCAAGGGGTTGGGCATTGTTACGGCGCCTGGCACTTCGGTCCGGTGCCTGCGTTGGTTGCGGACTGTCCACCATGATGTTGTTGCACGCCGCCGGGGTGTCGATCTGGGCTGCGTCGGCGATGGGCTGCCTGACCGCAATGGCCGGAGCCGATGTGGCCATCGGCTTGTACGAGCGATGGGCCGCCAAGCGGCTGGGGGTCTGCGAAGTGCCACCTGCTGGTGGTGAGCAGGGGTGATGCACCGATTTGGGGCGTCGAAAACTGCCGGGGACCCTGGGGTTATCCCGCGGGTACGGGGTCGGAAACCCGCGGGAAGTTGTTAGCGGCAGGGTTGCCAGCTTACTGAAATTCAATCCATTGAAATCGAAAGGTTCCATTGAAAAGCCGTTGAAAAGGAGGGCTTATGACAGAACCAATGTACCTGTCAAAGAGCGCCTTCGCGGCTCGGATCGGCAGGGCGCCCAGCTACATCACCTGGTTGAAAAACAACAACCGCCTGGTGTTGACCGCCGACGGTAAACAGGTCGATGTCACGGCGAGCGAAGCATTGATTCGCGACACCGCTGACCCCAGCAAGACTGCTGTCGCTGACCGCCACCACCAAGATCGGCTTCAGCGTGACGTTTACAGTCAGCTATCCAGCCAGGTCGAGCCGACTTCAACGGCTGCGCCGCCGCTCGCGATCACCCCTGCGGGACAGCTCCCCGATTTCCAGAAAGCCCGCGCATTGCGCGAGCACAACCTGGCCCAGCTCGCCGAGATCGAGTTGCACAAAGCCAAGGGCTCGCTGGTAGTTCTGTCGGCAGTTCAAACCGGTGCTTACAACGCCGGTCGCATGCTGCGCGATCAACTGCTGGGGATGCCGCCGCAACTGGCTCCTGAACTGGCATCGATGACCGACCCTTGGGAAATCGAAAAGCACCTCACGGCGGCGATCCGCCGCTCGCTGGAAGACGCCGAACGGATGTCTTCAGCGGACCTTGAACACGCACTGACCACGAGTTAAGCCCATGCCCACCGGATTTCCTGACGGTGCAGAGGTGTACCGCGAGGCGTACTTCCGTGGGCTACGGCCTGACCCGGATGTCTGGATCGATCAGTGGGCTGACGAGTACATGCGTATCCCGCGTGATACCGGCGCCGCTGAGCCGGGCCAGTACCGCACCTCGCGTACGCCGTATGCCCGCGAGCCCATGCGTTGCCTGTCGCCGGCTCACCCCTGCAAGCGCGTGATCACCATGGTCGCGTCGCAGTTGATGAAAACTCAGATTGGTCTGAACTGGATCGGCGGCCTGATGCACATGGCGCCATCGAATATCCTGGCGCTGCTGCCCAGTCTGGGATTGGCAAAACGGGTGTCCTCGCGGATCGGCAAAACGATCAAGGCGACGCCGGTGTTGCGCGAACGTGTGGCGGCCAACCGCTCGCGAGATTCGCGCAACACCATGGACACCAAAGAGTTCGAGGGCGGTACGTTGTACGTGACCACCGCCGGCTCGGCCGCCAACTTGTCGGAGCTGTCAGCGCGCTACGTGTACGGCGACGAGATCGACCGCTGGGAGGTGGACATCGGCGAGGAGGGTGACCCTATCGAGCTGGCAGAAACCAGGGGCAGTACCTTTGGCCGCAACGCCAAGTTCTACTTCTCCAGCTCGCCGACGATCAAGGGCGCCTCGCGAATCTCCGACCTGTTCGATGGCAGCGACCAGCGTCACTACTACGTGCCATGCCCGACGTGTGGGCACATGCAAATCCTTGAGTGGGAGCGGCTGCACTACTCGCCGGACTTCAGCGTGGTGCATTACCAGTGCGCTGGACCTGACTGTGATGTGCTGATCGAGGAGTACCACAAGGGCGAAATGCTCGCCAACGGCGAATGGCGCGCTCACGCCGAAGGTGACGGCGAGACGGTGGGCTTCCACCTCAACGCGCTGTATTCGCCGCTAGGGTGGATGGACTGGAAGTCACTGGCTAAGCAATTCGAGAAGGCCAAAAAGGCCCAGGCCAAAGGCGACCTTGAGCCCATGCAGGTGTTCTATAACACCCGTCTGGCGAAGGTTTGGGACGCGGCGCAAGAGCAGACCAAAGCGGACGTGCTCAGGCAGCGGGCGCGGTTGGAAGGTTACACCCTCGGCTCAATGCCGGCGGCAGTGTTGATGATCACTGGGGCCGTCGATGTTCAAGCCAACCGGCTGGAATTCATGGCCATGGGCTGGGGTGCCGGCATGGAGCGCTGGATCGTTGATTTCCAAGTAGTCTCGGGCGCTCCCGCCGACGAGCGCACCTGGGCGGCGCTGGATGAATTGCTCAAGGCCAAATACCGCCATCCGTGCGGTGTTGGTTTGGGCATTCTCGCGGTGGCCGTCGACTCCGGCGGTCACCACACCGATGAGGTTTATCAGTTCTGCCGTGTTCGTCGCTGGCGCAACGTGTTCGCCATCAAAGGCGCGAGCAAACCCGGCAAGCCGGTCATTGCTCAACGCCCATCGATGGTCGACGTGACCTGGAGAGGCCAGACCGAACGCAATGGTGCCGAGCTGTGGTTCGTCGGTACGGACACGGCAAAGGACTGGATCTACAACCGCTACCCGTTCGAATCCGGACCGGGCGCGTTGCACTTTGCCAATGACCTGCCGGATGACTTCTTCGATCAGTGCGTCGCAGAGCGAAAAGTTGCGCGCTACGTGCGCGGTCACAAGCGCATCGAATGGGTGAAGGGCAAAGCCGAGCGCAACGAAGCGCTCGACCTGATGGTGTATTGCCTGGCCATGGCGCATTACCTGGGCCTGAATCGCTACAAGGAACACGACTGGGAGCGCGTGCGTCAGTCCCTGGCGCAGTCCGGACTGTTTGACGAAGCCCTGGGCATCAAGCCCGTTCAAGGCGAACGGGTCGATAGTTCTGATCCAGAAACATCGACTCGGCAACCGGCGTCACCACCCGCTGTTGCAGTCGTGCAAACGCGCCCCGCAGCAACACCACCTCAACGCCGCAGTTCCACCAGCGGTTACCTGAAGAGACGCTGATATGTCATTTACCCAGAAGCACCTCGACGCGGTTGAGGCGGCCATCGCTCGCGGTGAGAAAACCGTGCGTTACACCGACCGTACCGTGGAGTACCGCACCGTCGACGAACTGCTTAGAGCACGCGAAGAGATTCGTTCGTCGCTGGTCAACGCTGCCGGACCGCGTTCGCGTGCGGTTCGGCTTTACCACGGGGGCAAAGGACTCTAAATGGCCCGACACTTTCCGACTCTGACCCGTAACGGATTCGTGTTGCCGTCGAACATCAAGGCCAGTTACGAAGGCGCCGGGGAGGGCCGGCGCTCCACTGGTTGGGATGCTCCCGACAACGGGATCAACAGCATCAACACCCCGGCATTGCGCAACCTGCGTTCGCGCTCTCGGGCAGCCGTTCGCAATGACCCGTATGCCTTCAACGTGATCGACAAACGCGTCAGCAACTTGATCGGCACGGGCATCACCCCGCGACCCACCACTGAAGACGATGCTTTACGCAAGTTGCTGCAGGAACTGTGGGGCGATTGGGTCGATGAGTCGGATGCGGATGATCGCACTGACTTCTACGGCCAGCAGGGCCTGGTGGCGCGCACGGTTGAAACCTCGGGCGAGTGCTTTGTGCGGTTGCGACCGCGCAGCCTGGACGAGGGATTGGCGGTTCCGCTGCAGTTGCAGATTCTGGCGCCGGAGTTTGTCCCGCACGACAAGTATGAGAGCACTAAAACCGGCAACACCATCCGCGCCGGGATCGAGTTCAACCCCGGCGGCAAGCGCGTGGCTTACTGGATGTACTTGTCGCATCCGCGCGATGCGGCGTCGCTGAACGCTGGCTACAACCAACTGGTGCGGGTTCCGGCGTCGCAGGTGCTGCACATCTTTGAACCGGTGGAGCCCGGTCAACTGCGCGGCGTGCCGCGATTGTCGCCGGTGCTCAAGCGTCTGCGCAGTCTCGACAACTACGACGACGCCGTGTTGTTTCGCCAGGAAGTGGCCAACCTGTTTGCCGGCTTTATCAAGCGACCGACGCCGGAGTCTGGGCCTGTACCCAGAGATCCGGTGACAGGCGCTCCGTTGAATCTGGATCGTGATGGCTTCACACCGATGGTCGCCCTTGAACCCGGCACCATGCAGGAGTTGGGTCCTGGCGAAGAGGTGGAGTTCTCCAAGCCACCGGACGCGGGCAACAACTACCCAGACTTCATGCGGCAGCAACTGATGGCTGCAGCGGCGGGGTCCGGCACGCCTTACGAGATCCTCACCGGCGACATGCGCGGCATCAACGACCGAGCGCTGCGAGTGGTGCTCAACGAGTTTCGGCGCCGCCTGGAACAACTGCAATTCGGCGTTTACGTCCACCAGCTCTGCCGCCCAGTGCGGGCGGCCTGGATGGACATGGCCGTGTTGTCGGGTGTCCTGGTGCTGGGCGATTACGCGCAGAAACGCCGCGACTACTTGCGTACCCGCTGGGTGCCGCAAGGTTGGGCCTACATCCAGCCGGTGCAGGACGTGCAAGCCCGGCGGATGGAAGTGCAGGCCGGCTTTGCCTCACGCAGCGAGATGGTTCTGCGCACCGGCTACGACGCTGAAACGGTCGATCAGGAAAACGCCGCCGATCTGGCACGGGCCACGAAACTGGGCCTCAACTACAACACCCTGGATGCCGTCGACACCAACGACGACAAGGAGCAACCATGAGCAAAAAAGCGCGACCGCGCATTTACAACCGCGCCGGCCAGCGTGTGCCGGTTCAGGACAAAACCTGGTATGCCGTGCAGGCCAGCGGCGAAGCTGCCGAGCGGGTGATTGAGGTCTTTGTCTATGGCGAGATCGGTACCTGGGGCATTACGGCCAATCAGTTCGTGCAAGACCTGCGGGCCATGGATGACGGTGTATCGCCGGTGATCGCGGCGTTCAACAGCATCGGCGGCGATTTGTTCGACGGGCTGGCTATGCACAACGCGTTGTCGCGTCTGGCTGAGCGTTGCACCGGTCGTGTTGATGCGCTGGCCGCCAGTGCCGCCAGCGTGGCGGTGTGCGGCGCGCATAAGGTTGTGATTGCGGCCAATGCCATGTTGATGATTCACAACCCCTGGACCTACGCCACCGGGGATGCCGAAGACTTCCGCAAGGTGGCCGATGCGCTCGACCAGACGATGGAGGCGATCATCGCAGCCTACAAAGCGAAGGCGCCGGAAATCGATGAGGTCGAACTGCGACGGCTGGTTGCCGCTGAAACCTGGCTCACCGCGAATGAGGCCGTGGCCTTGGGCTTGGCCGATGAAGTCGGCGACGGCATTAAGGTCAATGCCTGCCTTGGCCAAGGTGGTGTGTTGCAGCGTTACCAGCATACGCCGGCTGAGTTGTTGGCCCAGCTCGACGAGCCACCGGAAGCGGATCCGGATCTGGAGCTGGATCCGGTCGATCCGCCATTGGTGCCGCCGGTGGTCGATTCGGCCAAGTTGGCACTGATGATCTCCCAGCGCTGCACGGCGGCGGGCATCTCCAATCTGGTCGAGCCGTTGCTCAGTTCGACCCAGCTCGAAAGCGAAGAGATCGTCTTGGCCGGGTTGGCACGTGCCAAGGCCGTGAATGATCTCTGCGTGGCGGCTCGTTTACCGGAGTTCAGCGCTGAATACGTTGCGGCGGGGTTGGATGCTGCAGCAGTTCGGGCGCGTCTGTTCGACAAAATTGTCACCAGCGGCAAGGGCTTCGAAATCGATAACAGTCTGCCGCTGGATGACGACCCAGCCCCCAAGGTGCTGGCCAAACAACCTGATCCCACCTCGATCTGGGCTTCGCGTCAAGCGGCCCAATCTGGAACTGCGCGCGGCGCGAAAGGAGCAAGACCATGACCATCAAAAAAGAGCCGATCCACGCGGGTGAGTTTCTTCTGTCTGAAGGGGCGGGGAACATTTCGCGGGAATCGATCAACGTTGCGGCAGGTCCAGCGCTGTACCCAGGGCAAGTCCTGGGGCTGGTGACCGCGACGCGTGAATTCGCGCCGTACCACCCGACCGCTGAAGACGGCACCCAGACTGCTGTGGCGATTCTCTTCGGGCCACTGGGGGCGTCGGACATCGTGCGCCGGGGGCGCGCCGTGGTGCGACTGGCGGAGGTCAGCGAAGTACACCTGACCGGACTGGACCCTGAGGCCGAGAAAGACCTGGCCGCCCATTTCCTGATCGTCCGCTAGGACCTTTAGTCACGTTTACCCAGCCCGCCTTGAGCGGGCTTTTCAATTTCTGGAGAGTACCCATGGCCGAGATCGCCATTTTTGACGACGAAGCGTTTACCGTTACCGCGCTGACTGCTGCACTCAACGATCAACCCTACCTGCCGGGCCGTATCAGCGCCCTGGGCCTGTTTCGCGAGGAAGGGATCAACACCCTGACCGTACAGATCGAAAAGGACGGCGACACCCTGGCGCTGGTGCCGGCCGGTGAGCGCGGTGGCTCTGGTCTGGTGGTCGCCGCCAGCAAGCGCAACCTGATTCCCTTCAACACCGTGCACCTGCCGGAACGCTTCACCATCAAGGCCGACGAGATCCAGGGCATTCGCGCCTTCGGTACCCGCACCGAGTTGCAGGCCGTGCAAGATGTGGTCAATGCCCGCCTGGCCAAAGCGCGCCGCCAGTTGGACGCAACCCACGAGTTTCAGCGCATGGGCGCACTCAATGGCGTGATCCTTGATGCCGACGGTTCGACGGTGCTGTTGAACCTCTATGATCGTTTCGGTGTGGAGCGTCAGAAGCTCTCCATGGGCCTGACGGACCCCAACACCGAGCTGCGTGTTCAATGTGTCGAAGCGCTGGACATGCAGGAGGACGCACTCGGTGCCGTCACCAGCACGGGTTCCCGCGCGTTCTGCGGCAAGCATTTCTGGAACAGTCTGATCGTTCACGATTCGGTCAAAGAGACTTACCTCAACAGCCAACAGGCAGCGGCGTTGCGTGGTGATGCCCGGGAAAGCTTCGAGTTCGGCGGCATCATCTGGGAGCGCTACCGTGGCAAAGTTGCGGGCGTCTCTTTCGTCCACGACGATAAGGCGCTGCTGGTTCCTGAAGGTGTTCCTGATCTGTACATCTCAGTGTTCGCACCGGCTGACTACATGGAAACGGTTAACACCCAAGGCATTCCGTATTACAGCAAGATTGAGCCGATGCAGTTCGGCAAGGGCATGGCCGGCGAAGCCCAGTCCAACCCGCTGCACTTGTGCACCCGGCCGCGCGCCCAGATCCTGCTGGAGCTCTGACCATGAGCTTTCGCGATCTAATTGCCGAGGTGGACGCAGTGGTGTTCGAAACGCTGGGCGATACCGCACGGATCGAGGGTCGCGAAGAACCGGTGTTGGGTATGTTCGCCGCTCCGTGGTTGCAGCCCAAGTTCGGCAAGCTGAACACCGGTTTGCGTGAGCCGCGGTTCGAGATCCGCGTCAGCGATTCGCACGGCATGGAGCAGGGCATGCTGGTCAGCATCGATCTGCCCGCGCTGGATGGCGGTGGCGATTACGACCTGTTGCAGCTGGAGCCGAGCGGTGACGGTCTGGTCGCCTTGATTCTGAGGATGCGCCCATGAGTGTCGGCAGTCACTTCAAGCCCTCGGCCGGTGGTGGGATGATTTCCATCCAGTCCTCGATGGCGGACCTGAAAGCGTTCCAGGACTTCGCCAAGCTGGTGCCCAAGGCGGCCGCCGCCGCCCAACGTCGGGCGATCAACAAAACGCTAGGTTGGCTGCGCACGCACATTGCCCGGGCCGTAAGTCGGCAGGAACGCATTGCCGTGGCGGCGGTTCGTCAGCGCTTGCGCAGCTACCCGGTCTCCGGCGGGGCCACCAGTGGCAAGTTGTGGTTCGGTTTGAATGCCATCGAGTCCAGTCGTATCGGCCGGGCACGGCAGTCTGGCACTGGCGTGTCGGTGGCCGGCCGGCGTTACCAGGGCGCCTTTCTCAAGAAGGTCTACGGCAACAAACCCGATATCTGGATTCGTACCGCGAGCAAGCACTTCAATGCGGATCACTATCCCGACAGCACCGTGTCGTCCGGCGGTGGACCCAGTTCGGGGTGGGTGGCGGAAAACGGCGATCGCTTTCCGCTGGCCAAAGCCAAGGTGTCACTGGAACAAGCCCAGCCGCACTTCGACAGTTGGGTTAAACGCGCTGATGCGCGCCTGCTGGAAATCCTGCGGCAGGAATTCAACTTTGAGCTGCAAAAGTATTTGAAGGGGACGGCGAATGTCTGACGAGCCTTTTAGTCTCGACCAGCTCTACCGGGCAATAGAACAGAACCTGAAGGATCATCTGCCGGGCGTTCAAGCGGTGACGGCGTGGCCCAACATCAAGGATCGCATTGCACTACCGGCGGTGTTCATCGAGCTGGCTGAGATGGAACCTGGTGTCGACATTGGAACGGGGCAAACCACTCTGGTTTGCAAGTTCGAAGCGCGGATTATTGTCGACCCGATACGACCACAGCATTTGCAGCAAGCCGCGTACCTTGCAGCCCAATTGGCTGTGTTGTTACGACTGCAAACGTGGGGGCTTGAGGTAGAGCCCGCCGAGTTTGGCCAGGCGATGCAGGACTGGACCAAGCCGGAGCTGGATGGCTACGTGGTCTGGTTAGTGGAATGGACTCACCAACTCTACCTGGGTGTTGAGGAGTGGCCCTGGCCGAATGAGCCGCCGGGCTCGCTGGTATTCGACGTTGAATCGGGCGATGGGCCTTTCAATCCGGAGGATCTGTGAGTTACGCCAGTGCCGAGCATGACCGCATGATCGCGGCCATGCTGATGCCCTGCGCGGTGGTCGGGGTGGATCTGACGGGGCCGGCGGTGCGAGTGTCGAATGGCGAGTGGACAAGCGCCTGGGTGCGCTGGCACAGCCTCGCGGCGGGTAAGGCGCGGCATTGGCGGGCGCCGAGCCTGGGCGAGCAGGGGGTGCTGTTCAACCCCAGTGGTCAGGCCGGCATGGGCACCTTTATCCCGGGGCTGTACGGCAATGCCGGCGCGCCGCCGGATAACCGCGACCATGTGGAGGTGTGGCGTTTCGACGACGGCGGTTCATTAGTCTATGACTGGCAGGCCAAGAGCTACACCATCACCCTGCCCACCGGCACCGTCACCATCAAGGTCGGTAGCACCGAGGTCGTCGTTACGGATGCCGCCGTGACGGCCAAGGTCGGAGGCACTGAGGTGGCGCTGACGCCGGGTTCGGCGACGGTCAAAGCAGCGGCTATCAAGTTGGTGGGCGCAGTGGCGATCGACGGGCCGTTACACGTCACGCAGGACATCACCAGTGACGCCTCGATTCTCGACGCCACAGGTAACAGCAACCATCACTCGCACTAATCACTAACTCATCCAAGCCCGCCGAGTGCGGGCTTTTTCATGCCTGGAGAAATCATGGCGAAGACAAACGATGTGCTCAGTATTGAGCAGCCGCAGCCGCAGCCGCAGCCGCAACGGGCGGCGGATCTGACGATGAAATTTCGCGACCGGGTGTACACGTCGCGCACCTTGGTCCTTCCCGAATCGGGACGGACGTTGCCGGTAGCCAGAGGCTGCGTCGAAGTATCTGTTTCAGACGAGCCGGCCGTTCGTTACCTGAAGACCCATCAAGAGTTCGAACCGCTGGAGTGAGTTAGATGATCGGAATGGACCGCCACACCGGCCAACCCATCTCCGGCATCGAGCATGTGCGGCAGTCCATTGCCGACATCTTGGGCACGCGCCTGGGCAGTCGCCGGCAGCGGCCGGAGTACGGCAGCAAGATCCCCTTGTACGTCGACATGCCGATTAACGAAGGCTGGAAAAGTTCGGTGCAAGCCGAGGCGGTCTGCGCGATCGGGCGGTGGGAGCCGCGCGTCAAGCTGGAGCGCGTCCGCGCGCTCTCGGTGCTGGGCGGGCAAATCAATCTGAGCATTGCCGGCGAGTACCTCGGCGACCGTTTTCTGTTTGAGGTGAGCGTATGAGCATCGTGGATCTGTCGGCGTTGCCGGCGCCGGACGTGCTGGAACCGTTGGACTTCGAAGTCACCTATGACGAAGCCCTGGGCACGTTTCGCGGCTACATGGGCGACAACTGGAGCGCGGCAATTGAGAGCGATCCGGTGGTGAAGGTGCTGGAGGTGGGGGCCTATCAGAAGGTCGGTAACCGTGCCCGGGTCAATGACGCCGCCAAGGCGCTGTTACTGGCTCACGCGATCGGCCCGGACCTCGATCAGTTGGGCGCGAACTACAACCTCAAGCGCCTGGTAATCCAGGCGGCGGACCTAGCGGCGGTGCCGCCGGTGGCCGAGGTCAAGGAGCTGGACGACCCGTTTCGCGAGCGCATCCAGTTGGCGTTTGAGGGGCTGACCACGGCCGGGCCGCGTGTCAGCTACATTCTGCACGCCCGTAACGCCTCGGGGTTGGTGATGGATGCCTCGGCGGAAAGCCCGAAGCCTTGCTGCGTTACGGTAACGGTGCTGAGTTCCGAGGGGCGCGGCGAGGCCAGTCCCGCGCTGCTGGCTACCGTCGAAGCGGGCTTGAGTGATGAAGACGTGCGCCCGCTGGGCGATCGGGTGACGGTGCAGGGTGCGCAGATTATCGACTATCGCATTAACGCCCTTTTGCACATGAACGGCGCCGGGCCTGAGGGGGACGCCAGTTTGGCCGAAGCCATCAACCGCTTGGCAAAGTGGATCAATCCGCGCAAGCGCTTGGGTGTCGAAGTCGCACGCTCGGCGGTGGATGCGCAATTGCACGTCGCCGGTGTGTCCCGGGTTGAGCTGATCGGCTGGGTGGACTTGGCGCCGAGCAAGGCTCAGGCGGCATGGTGTACCGGCTATGAGGTGAAGCTGGCGGGGGCGACATGAAAAGCCTGCTGCCAAGCAATAGCACGCAACTGGAGCGCGCTCTGGAGGCGGCTTTCTACGAGCGAACCATTGTCCCGCTGCGCACCCTGTACAACCCCGACACCTGTCCGGTCCATCTGCTGCCGCATTTGGCATGGGCGTGGTCGGTCGATCGCTGGGACTATCGGTGGTCGGAGGCGACCAAGCGCGCGGCGATCAAGGCGTCGTATTACATCCATGCCCGCAAGGGCACCATCGGTGCGTTGCGCCGGGTGGTCGAGCCCCTAGGCTATCTGGTCGAAATCATTGAGTGGTTCAACACCGTCCCCGAAGGGCCGCCGGGCACCTTTGCGCTGAAGGTCGGTGTGCTGGACACCGGGATCACCGAAGACATGTATCAGGAGCTGGAGCGCCTGATCGACGACGCCAAGCCCGTGACCCGGCATTTGACCGGTCTCGATATCACGCTGGAAACCCGATTGAACGCCTATGTCGGCTTCGCTGTGTATGACGGCGACGAGATCGATGTTTACCCCTGGAACAATCCCGATTTGGACGTGGTGATTCAGGGCTGCCACGGCGTTAGCGAATACAACCTCGACGAATTGGATGTGTACCCACATGGTTGATAAAAACTCTATTTTCGGCGGCATGCTCACGACTCAGGGGGCCGCCAAAAAAACCAACTGCGACGCGCTGGGTATCCCTTGGGAGCCGCGTTACATGTTGATCGGTGATGCGAACGGCACCGATCCGGTGCCCAGTGCATCGCAAACCAAGCTGGTCAATCAGGTCTATCGCGCGCAGCTCAATCAGCTGCGCGTCTCTCCCACCGACGACAATGTGTTGATCGCCGAGCTGGTGTTGCCGCCGGACGTGGGCGGCTGGTGGATTCGTGAGCTGGCGCTGGAAGACAAGGATGGGGTGTTTTCGGCGGTGGCCAACGCCGCGCCGAGTTACAAGCCCTTGCTGGCGCAAGGCTCAGGGCGTAACCAAGTGGTACGCATGCACATCGTCACCAGCGGCACCGCGAACATTCAGTTAAAAATCGATCCATCGGTGGTGTTGGCAACACGTGAGTACGTCGATCAAAAGGTGCTGGAGGAGCTGGGCAAGCTGGACTTTAAGCACTCGGTACGGGTGGCGACCACCGCCCCTGTGGTGCTGATCGGCCTTCAGACCATTGACGGGGTCGCCCTGGTTGCCGGTGATCGCGTGTTGGTGAAAAACCAGGCCGTGGCCAAAGACAACGGCCTTTACGTGGCGGCTGCGGGTGTGTGGGCGCGTAGCGCGGATGCCGACAGCAGTCTGGAAGTGACGCCCGGGCTGTTTGTGCATGTCGAGCGCGGCACCATCAACGGCGACAGCATTTGGCAACTGGTGACGGATGCGCCGATTGTCCTGGGCGTGACGGATCTGCTGTTTGAAATGGCGGCCGGGCGCACCGGTATCAATGCCGGCACCTACCGCAGTGTGACCGTGGACAAATACGGTCGGGTGGTGGGTGGGACCAACCCGACCACGCTGGCCGGTTATGCGATCACGGACGCCTTCACCAAAACTGAAACGCTCGACTTGATTAACGGGACGAGCCAAGTCCCTTTGGTGGAGGTCAACACCTCAAGGCCCCTGGTGGCGAACGAGTTGGGGCTTGTCCTGATTGATGCCAGCGCGGGGGCGTTGACGGTTGATCTGCCCGATGCCAACTCAGCGCTGGGCGTTCGTAGTGTGGTGGTGCGACGGGTCGATAACACCAGCAACCGACTGACAATCAAGGCGGCCGGCAGCAACAAAATCAAGTTTCATACCCATCTGAATGCGGCCGGCTATCCATTCTTATACCTGATGGGGGCCGGGGATTATTGGCATTTGCGCAGTGATGGCAAGGGCAACTGGATACCGATTGCGCGCCTAGACGGTACGGCACTCGGGCGGCCCGTGCTTGAAACGACGACCGTATTGAATCCAGGGGGGCACGTCCCGTTGGGCAATGCCCTCTTTGTTCGTGCCGATTGGCCATGGTTGTGGGACCACGCTCAACAGTCGGGAATGCTGACTACGGAAGCCGCTCGCGCGGGGATGGAGGGCGGTTGGACCTCGGGCGATGGCGCGACCACGTTCCGTAGTCCAGATCCGCGCGGTAAATTCATCCGCCATCTTGACGAATCTGCCGGGATCGACCCGGGCCGTCCTGGGGGCAGCTATCGTCTCGATGACTTCAAGAGTCACAACCACTATGTCGGTTCCGGCGGTTACGGCACGCAGGCGATGGGCGGCGGGAGCATCACCTATGCCACCTGGGCCGGTGGTGGCACTGGCGCCGCTGGCGGTGCTGAGACGGTTCCGAAAAACATCGCCTGGCCGGGCAGAATTAAAGTGATCTGAGGTGCTAATGAATATCTATGTGTTCGACCCGCTGGGCATCCTGACCGGGCCGTTTAAGTTGTCAGAGTTTCCAGATGTCCCGGGATTTGGCCCGTATCTGCCGGGCAATACCGTCCAGCTTGAAAAGCCTCTGAGCCCGCCCGAGGCTGGCCACGTATGGGCGCTGGTCGAGGGGAAGCCGCAACTATTGGCCGACTATCGCGGTGCTGTTTTCCGCACGGAAGAACCAGGCGTCGCGGAGGAGTATTCCAAGCTTGGCGATCTGCCCGAAGGACTGACCGCTAAACGCTGGCCGGGTCAGTTCTACATGTGGGCGGGTGGCGATTGGGTTCTGGATGAGGCGGCGCAGATTGCAGCGGCGCAAGCGGGTGAGCGAGCGTGGCGCAATGCGCAAATTGCGAGCACCGATTATCTGGTCATGCCGGATTATCCGCTAAGCGCCGATCAGCGCGCGGAGCTGTATGCCTATCGACAGGCTCTGCGCAACTGGCCGGAAGCCGGTCAGTTTCCGGAGCAAAAAGACCGGCCGGTGGCGCCGAGCTGGATCGCCGACAAACCCAAATAAACGCCCCGCACTGACGGGGCGTTTTCTTTTCCGTTACGCGTAACACAAACATCCCTGACAGCCTCGCTTATGCGGGGCTTTTTCGTTTCTGGAGATTGAGCCTTATGAGTTTCTTTCACGGCGTCACCACCTCGCTGATCGACACCGGCGCACGGACTATTTCGCTGCCGTCGTCGTCGATCATCGGCCTGTGCGACACCTTCACCCCGGGCCTGCTCGGCGGCGGTACGGCCAAGGCCGGCGAGCTGGTGTTGCTCACGTCCGAGCGCGAAGCCATTGCCGCATTCGGCCCGGACTCGGCGATCACCAAAGCCGCCCAGGCGATCTACGTGCGCGCCAAAGCGGTGATCGTCGCGATCGGCGTCCCTAAGCTGGAAGACGCCGCGCTGCAAACATCCGCCATCATTGGCGGGGTGCTGGCCGATGGTCACCGTACCGGGTTGCAAGCGCTGCTCGATGGCAAGAGCAAGCACAACGCCCAGCCGAAACTGCTGATCGCCCCGAAGCACTCGGCCACCCAAGCCGTGGCCACCGCCATGGATGCCCTGGCCGCCAAGCTGCGCGCCATGGCCATCCTCGACGGCCCGAACACCACCGATGAAGCGGCCTTGGCTTACGCGCTGGAGTTCGGCAGCAAGCGTCTGTACATGGTCGATCCCGGCGTCAAGTACTGGGACTCGGTATTGAGCACAACCATCGACGCGCCGGGCTCGGCCTGGGTGGCGGGCCTGTTTGCCTGGACCGACGCCACGTATGGCTACTGGGCATCGCCGTCGAACAAAGAGTTTGTCGGCATCACCGGCACCACGCGCCCGATCGAGTACCTGGACGGCGACGAAACCTGCCGGGCCAACCTGCTGAATAACGCAAACATCGCGACGATCATTCGTGACGGCGGGTATCGCCTGTGGGGTAACCGCACGCTGTCCAGCGATCCGAAATGGGCGTTCGTCACCCGGGTACGGACCTGCGACATCCTCATGGATGCGATCCAGGCGGGGCACAAGTGGGCGGTCGACCGCTCGATCACCAAGACCTACGTGCAGGACGTGACCGAGGGCCTTCAGGCGTTCATGCGCGATCAGAAGAACGCCGGTGCGGTGATCAACTTCGAGGTCTACGCGGACAAGGAGCGGAACACGGCCAGCCAAATCGAGCAGGGCAAAGTGTTCTGGCGCATCCGCTTCACCGACGTGCCGCCGGCCGAAAACCCGAATTTCCTCATTGAAGTCACCAACGAATGGCTGACCGAAGTTCTTGAATCCGCCTAAGGGGCTCGCACGATGATTCCTCAAGTTCTCTCCAACATGAACGCCTTTGTCGACGGTGTGAGTTTCGCCGGCGACGTGCCCACCCTGTCGCTGCCCAAGCTGACGCAAAAGACCGACGACTATCAGGGCGGCGGCATGTCCGCCCCGATTGAAATGGGCATGGGCCTGGAAAAGCTGGAAGCGGCCTTTACCACCAACGGCGTGCGCCGTGAGGCGCTGAAGTACTTCGGGCTGGCCGATCAGACCGCTTGCACCATCGTTTTTCGGGGCGCCTTCAAGGGCCTCAAAGGCGCGATCACGCCGGTGGTGGTCACCCTGCGCGGTGGCATCAAAGAGGTCGACATGGGCGACTGGAAGCCGGGCGACAAAGCGGAAATCAAGCACGCGATCAAGGCCATTTATTACAAGCTCGAAATCGACGGGCGCGTGATGTACGAGATCGACCCACTCAACATGATTCAGGTGGTCGACGGTGTCGATCAACTGGCGGAAGAACGTTCGGCCCTCGGCCTCTAAGGACTCAAAGAACATGACTCAAGAAACCCAAGACACCACCGCGCCGACCTTGCCGAAGTGGCTGAAGCTGAGCGATGAGGGCGTGACCGTAACGCTCAAGTACCCAACCCTGATCAGTGAAGTCCTCACGGATGCGCTGACCATGCGCGCGCCCAGCGTCAAGGACTGGCGCGCGTCCAAGGTCGCCGGCAATGGCGACTACGAAAAACAGGAGCTGTCGTTGTTTGGCAGCCTGACCGGACTGACCGAGGCGGAGCTGCTGACCTTGAAATACAAGGACTACCAACGCCTGTCGGCGGGCTATTTTCGCTTGGTCGAAGAAGACGACGTTTAACGCTGTCACGCTCAGGGACGCGGCTCAACGCTTGGCCAAAGAGACCGGTTTCTCGGCGGCCGAGATTGAAGCGCTGCCCTTCGATCAGATGCTGTGGTGGCTCACGGATTGAGCCGCCTTTGAATTCCCCGACGTATAGGGCACGCACATGGCGAACAAACTCGCGCTCGGCCTGGTCATTGGCGGGGCGGTCAGCTCCACGGTGGGCTTGGCGTTCAAGGACGTCACCAATCGCATGCAGCGCCTGGAGGCAACCGGCAAAAAATCCCGGGTGCTGGAAAAGACCATTGGCGACACCATGCGCCTGCGCGACGAATGGCGCCGGGCGCACATGGCGGGCGAAAAGGGCGCTTCGGCGTTGCAAAAGCAACTCGAAAGCAACCTGAGCAGCCTGAAGAAAGAAGGCGTGGAAGTACGCAATCTGGCCAAGGCCTACTCGGCCATGGGGCAGGCGGCGCACAAGGCCGAGCTGAAGGCCAAAGGTCACCAGCAACTCGACGAAGGCAAGCAGAAGCTCAAAAGTAGCGTGGGCCAAGCGGTGGCCGCCACGGCGGCGATGGCGATTCCGACCAAGGTCAGCGCGGACTATGGCGCGATCATTCGCGACATTGCGATCAAGTCGAACATTGCCAACAACCCCGAAGAAGCGCAGATGTCGAAGAAGATTATCGACACGTCGCGGGACACGGGTATGGCGCGTAACGACGTGGCCGAAGTGGTCAACGCCCTGGTGGGCGCCGGCATGGAGCTGGACAAGGCACTGGCCTACGCCCCGACCGCCGCCAAGTTCGCGGTGGGCCAAGGCTCCGACGGTGGCGAAACGGCGAAGATGATCAACGCCCTGGGGCAGAACGCCAAGATCACCGACCCGGCCATGATGCAAAAGGCCCTGGAGGCGATCGCCTACCAAGGGCAGGCGGGCAGTTTCGAAGCGGCCGACATGGCGCGGTGGTTCCCCGAGTTGCTGGCGGGGATGGGCAAGCTGGGCATCACCGGCATGGATTCGGTGTCGCAACTGGGCGCCATGCTGCAGGTGCAAATGAAGACCGCCGGCGGCTCTGACGAGGCGGCCAACAACCTGAAAAACTGGATGGAAAAGATCGGCTCGGGTGACACGGTGACGGCCTACAAAAAGGCCGGGATCGATTATCAGGCGTCGATGAATACCGGGCTGCAGAACGGCAAATCCACGTTGGAATCCAGCTTTGAGCTGGCGCAAAAATACATCGCGGCGACCGATCCGAAGAAGGCCGCCGCGATGGCAGAAGCCACGGCCAAGATCAGCAAGGAGGCGGACCCGGAAAAGGCCAAGGCCATGATCGCGTCCCTGGAGCAAGCCTTGCGCACCGGCGACCTGTTCGCCGACATGCAGGTCAAGGGCGCGCTGACGGCGTTCATGCAGAACAAGGAGCTGTATGCCAGTCTGAAAAAGGACTCGGCCAATGCCACCGGGATCCTGGACAAGAACCTGGAGGAGCGCCGGCAGTCGTCGGCGCAGAAGTGGTCGGAAATGGCCCAGGGCATGGACGACGCCATGCGCGCGATCGGCGACGCATTCCGCCCGGTCACCGACAAGGTGGCGGACGGGCTGACCTACGTCACCCAGGGGCTGAGCAAGCTGTCTGACGAATCGCCCAAGGTGGTGACCGGCATTGGCGCGGCCGTGGCGGCGGTGATCGCCTTTCAGAGCGCCATGAGCACCTTCAAGATTGCCAAGGGCTTGCTCAACATCGGGCGCGGTTCGCTGATGGGCAATCCGAACATCCCTCAAAAGGTCATTGTGGTGGGCGGGGGTGGCGGCGGTGGCGGCGGTCTGGAGGCGGGCGACCTCGATGCCGAAGGCAAGGACGGCAAAAAAGGCAAGAAAGGCGGGCGGTCCGGCCGAGGGCGGGGGCGAAGTGGTGGTGGTCGAGGCTTGGGGATCGGCTCCGCTGTCAAGGGCGCCGCCGTGGTGTCGGTGGTGGATGCCGGGTTTAAGGCCTACGACACGTATCAGAACGCCGAAACGCAGGACGATAAAGCCGAAGGTTATGGTGCGGCCGCTGGTGGCTTGGCGGGCACGCTGGTCGGTGCGGCAGCCGGTGCGGCCATCGGCACGGCGGTATTGCCGGTGATTGGTACTTTTGTCGGCGGGCTGATTGGCGGCTATCTCGGCAGTGAAGGGGGGGACGCCCTGGGCGGTGCGCTGGGTAAGGCGGCGTTCGGTACGCCCGACGATCTGAAGCGTCTACCGGCCGCCGGACCGCTGATGATGGCCAATGCCGGCAAGGACATCCCGCCGGTGCTGGGCGGGATTGCCCAGTCGTTCGCGCCATCGACCACCGGGCCGCTGATGCTGACCAACCCCGGCGCCGGTCCGGGGGCGAGTGTCGCCGCCACGTCGGCCGCTGCTGCGCCGCCGGTATCGTATGACCCGCGCGACCTCAATTCCAAGGACGCCATGTTGCTGCCGCACTTTGCCAACAAGGTGCGTTTCCCGGGCTCCGAGCTGCGCCGGCCCAAGGTCATTCGCTCGGGCCTGGAAGATCCGCCGCCGCAACCGGGGGAGGCGGCGAAAGCCATGATGTTGCCGCCGGCCAGCGCGGACCCGGCGGCCGGGGCACTGGTCAAGCCGATGGCGGCGAAAGCGGAGGCGCCCAAGGTCGAGTCGAACGTGGCGATTCAGGCGCCGTTCTCGCTGACGGTCAACGGCGACGTGAAGGATGGCAATCAGCTTTTTGCGCAGATCAAGCCGCAGCTCGATCAGTACTATCGCGACATGGCCAAGCAGGTGGGGAGCGCTCAACTGTTTGACGCGCCGCACGTTTAATCGGGGGACATATGTCTGATCAAAACAAGACCGCATTGCAGCGATTACAGTCGGGGCTGGGGTTCCTGGCCTCGGCCGGGGAAACCGGGCGGCGCAGCCTGGACGGCATGTTGGGGCCGGTGAATGGCGCGATCGGGGAAATCACCGGCGCGGCTTCCGAGCTGGAGGGGCTGCCCTTTGTCGGTCCGGCGGTCGGCGCCCAGCTTCAGCGCGTCATGCGCGGGGTGAATGCCGCTCAGGCCCAGGTCGGGAAAGTGGTGGCCATGTACGGCACGGCCACCCGGGCGCTGTCGCAAATTGATGAACGCATGGGCGTGCTGAAGGAGCAGGCGGGCAAGGCGACGACGGCGATCGGCAAGATCGCCGGCAAGGTCAGCCCGGCGCTGGCCAACATTGTGCCCACGGGGGCGTTTGCCACGGACCAGACGCCGGCACCGGAGGCGGTGAAACCGTTCCCGCACCTGCTGATCATCCAGCCGCAAGATCCCAAGGCGCAGCCGTATTTCTTCAATCTCGACACGGCGGCATTTGATGAATTGCGGCGCTCGACCGAATTTCGCTGGGCCTCCCAGGAGCGCCTGTCGCGGCGACCGGCGCAGCAAGGCGTGGGCATGGGGGACGAAAAAATCACGCTCAAGGGCGCAATTTTCCCCGGCTTCAAGGGCGGCCTGAAACAGCTCGACACGCTGCGCACGCTGGGTGCCCAGCTCAAGCCGATGACCCTGACCACGGGTTATGGCGACGTGCTGGGCACCTGGTGCCTGAAAAGCATCGAGGAAGAACAAAGCTCGTTGATGCAAGGCGGGATCCCGCGTAAACAAGGGTTCACTCTGGAGTTTGGGCACTATGGCGACGACATGCAGAACGTCTGACGGGGATCTGCTGGACACCATCTGCCATAACTTCTATGGCCACCTCAACGGCAGCGTGGAGGCGGTGCTTAATGCCAATCAGGGCCTGGCCGATGAGCCGCAACCGTACCGCGACGGCGTGGTGATCCTGTTGCCGGATCTGGCGGCCCCCGCCCAGGAACAAGTCACCCTGTGGGATTGATGGACTACACTCGTGTCGTTCATCGTTTGAACTTCCTTACTTTCTGGCCCGCCTTGTGCGGGTTTTTTTTGGGAAAAAATCGATGACACCCCAGTTTCGGATTGTGGCCGATGGCGCCGATATCACCGGCCTGATCAATGATCGGCTGATTCAGCTCAGCACCACCGACAAACCGGGCATGGATTCGGACACGTTCGAACTGCGCATTGATGACCGTGACGGGCTGGTGACGTTGCCCCGACGCGGCATCGGGATCGAGGTCTACCTGGGCTATGCCGAGACGGGGCTGGCCCGCTTGGGCCGCTACGTGGTCGATTCGGTCACGGTGTCCGGGCCGCCGGATACGATCGTGATCAAGGGCAAGGCCAGCGACATGCGCGGCAGTGGCAAGACCATCCGCAGCGGAAGCTGGGAGGAGGTGCCGTTGTCGAAGATCGTCGGCGATATCGCCACGCGCAATGGCTGGGCGCCAGGGTGCTCGGTGTCGACGAAGGTCGCCCGAGCGGACCAGCTCGGCGAATCCGACTTCAATTTCGTCACGCGCCTGGCTAAGCAGTACGACTGCACGGCCAAGGTCGCGGACGGCAAGTTGTTGGTGATGCCGCGTCAAGGCGGACAGACCGCCAGCGGCAAGGTCTTCGGCGCGATCACCCTGACGCGCAGCGACGTCAGCCGCTGGCAGTTCAATCTGGAGGATCGAAACACACACAAGTCGGTCGCGGCCAAGCATCAGGACAAGAAAACCGGAAAGCTGGTGGTGGTGTCCCTGGAGAATGACGACCTGCCGACCGGCCTGCCGGCGGTGCATACCGATCGGCATATCTACCACGACAAAACCGCCGCTGAGTCTGCAGCCAAGGCGCGCTTGGCCGCGTTCAACCGATCGAGCGCTGGCGTGCGTTTCGAAATGCCCGGCCGCACGGATCTGTTTGCCGAACGCCCGATCATTGCCCAGGGCTTCAAGGTCGGTCTCGATGGCGAGTATCTGACCGACTCGGTAGAGCAGGTCTACACCCAAGCGGGCTGGTCGACCACCGTCGAATGCAACGGCGGCAAGCACGGCAAGGCGAAAGCCAAGGGCAAGAAGCCTAAGAAACAAACGAAGCCGCTTAAAGTCGTGAACCTGTAACCGCGCTGTTGCGCATCCCTAATCCGCCGTGTGCGGTTTTTTTATGCCTGGAGTTTGTATGGCCATTACCGAACAACAACTGCAACGCATCATGCCCAACGCCCGCCGCCAAGCGGGCGTTTTTGTATCCGCCCTCAATGCCGCCATGGCGCACCGGCAAATTACTACCCCGAAGCGGCAAGCGGCGTTCCTGGCGCAAGTGGGCCATGAGTCGGGTCAGCTGCAGTATGTCCGTGAACTGGGTGGTGAGCAGTACCTGAGCAAGTACGACACCGGCAATCTGGCGGCGAAACTGGGCAACACGCCGGAAGCGGACGGGGATGGCCAGCGCTATCGCGGTCGCGGTTTGATCCAGATCACCGGCCGCAACAATTACCTGCGCTGCAGCTTGGCGTTGTTTGGCGATGAGCGACTGCTGCGCACACCTGAGCTGCTGGAATTGCCGCAATGGGCTGCCGAGTCTGCCGCGTGGTTCTGGTGGGTACGCGAGCTGAACGTGCTGGCCGATGAGGATGAGTTCGAAGCGATCACCCGCAAGATCAACGGCGGCCTCAATGGCCTGACGGATCGATTGCAACTGTGGGAGCGGGCGAGGGCGGTGCTATGCGTCTCGTCGACCTGATCCCGGCGCCGTATCGGCTGCTGGCCAGCGGTGTCCTGTTGGTCGCCTTGGTAGGAGGATCCGCTGCGTTAGCGTGGCAGGTCCAGGACTGGCGCTACGGCCAGCAGCTGGAGAAGCAAGCCCGCCGGCAGGCTGAAATCCTCAATCAACAGACGCTGGCGGCCGCGACCCAGCAACAAGCCGAGCAGGACAAGCGCCTGGCGCTGGAGCAACGGCTCTCCGCCAGTGAACAAACCCATTACCGAGTCCTGAGCGATGCCCAACGTGATCAAGGTCGCCTGCGCGACCGCCTTGCCACTGCTGATCTGCGCCTGTCAGTCCTACTCGACGCCACCGCTGTTGTCGGCGGTGACTCAGTGCCAGCCAGCACCACCGCCGGCGGCGTGGTTCATGGAGCCACAAGAGCCCAACTTGACCCAACGCATGCTCAACGAATTATCGGCATCACCAATGCCGGCGACCAAGGGCTGATCGCCCTAGCGGCCTGTCAGGCCTACGTCAAAGAAGTCTCAGCACCGAAGTGAAAAGAGCGGCCGGGTGGGATGCGTCAACATCCCACCCGACCGCCGTCCCTGCAGATGGTCCCTGCAAGTCCAGCCAAGGCTCTTACTCCGTGCACGAAGCGCGGCGAGCCTAGCACCTGTTTATCCATACAGTAAAGGTCTTGCTCTCTATGTCTACACCCATCATCCCTTGGATGGGCGGCAAACGCCGCCTGGCCGATCGCCTCATCCCGCTTTTTCCGCCTCACGAATGCTACGTCGAAGTCTTTGCCGGCGGTGCCGCGCTTTACTTCATGCGACCTCAGGCCGCGCCGGTTGAAGTCCTCAATGACATCAACGGCGACCTGGTGACGCTGTACCGCGTCGTGCAGAACCACCTGGAAGAATTCGTTCGCCAGTTCAAATGGGCGCTCAGTTCGCGCCAGGTGTTCAAGTGGCAGAAGATGACCCGCCCCGAAACCCTCACCGACATTCAGCGCGCCGCGCGATTTTTCTATCTTCAGCACCATGCCTTCGCCGGCAAGGTCACCGGGCAAACGTTCGGTACCGCCACCACCGGCCCGGCGATCAACCTGTTACGGATCGAGGAAAACCTCTCGGCTGCGTGGCAGCGCCTGTCCGGCACCTATGTCGAACACCTGCCCTGGCTTGAGTGCGCCGAGCGCTACGACCGTCCCCATACCTTCCACTATATGGATCCGCCTTACTGGCAAACCGCCGGTTACGGCGTGGACTTTCCGTTCGAGAACTACGAGCGGATGGCCGACTTCATGCGCCGCTGCAAGGGCAAGGTGATGGTCAGTATCAACGACCATCCGGACATTCGCCGAGTGTTCGAGGGCTTCCATTTCGAGACGCTGGACATTCGTTACTGCAACACCAACCAGCGGCAGGGTAAGGCCGAGGTGAGTGGTGAACTGGTGATCATGAATTGGGAGCCGAATGCTTTCGGAGGACTTTTTAGCCAATAATAGAGAAAAATGGGCAAGACATAGGTCGTCTTGCCCATATTGTTTTTATTTTTTGTATTCGATGCCTAAGTATTTAAATACGGCGTTGTCGAATAGATCGTAAAGTTCGTGCAGCCCTGACTCAGCATCAGGGTACTTGTCATAAAATATTGACATTTCACCGGCGTGCACGATGCTGCATCTGATTTGATATATTATGTAAGCACCCTTTTGAAACGGTTTGCCATTTTTTGCTCTCGAATCTTGTTCAAGTTTTTCTTTGATAGCGCCAAGATAAAGATTTGTTGTGTGGTGAGTCGTTCTTTGTATTTTGTCAAAGATAGGAATCAATCCGTTTTGTTCGATTAGATTTGTAAGTTGTGAATATTCGTTTGTTAAGGTCTCTGTCGCTTTTGTTAGAGTGTCTTTGGGCTTAAAGAAAATATTCTGTTGTATTAGCTCTAATAAGTTTCTTATGTATCCATGTTCCAGGATGCGATATAGAAGAAGAAACCTCCATTTGATTCTCGATTCTGATACGGCTTCGTTTAATATCGAAAAATCTTCTAATTTTGTATAAAACCCATTTGGGTTTAAAGATACGGTTGCATGAGTGTTGTAGTCGGTGTGCGCAACTAATGGTGTGAATGAAGGGGCATATATTGACGAGATTAAATCCGTTTCTTTCGCGCTTTGGTCGGCCCACTCAAAAATTACATTGAAGTTTGAGTTTTGGAAAGGAAGTGTGTTTCCTGGGCCTGAGGGCGCTAGAAAAGGAAAGTCAGTGAAACCTTCTTGCGCGATAAATAATAAAAGCAACCGTTCGCCGTCAGATGCGAGCGCAGAAAAGCTACTAATTTTATGAAGCTCCAAGACGCGGCATATCAATGTGTCATTTATCGATGAGTGTATTTCGTGATATGCAGAGCTATTTGAAAAGGTAGTGTTGGGGATAGTAGTTTTTGTCGTGAAATTTAGAGTAGTGTCAAAGTTGTCTATGAGAGTTTGTTTTGTTTGGTTGCTTATCAATCCGCTAAGCGGTGTTTCAGGGATTATTTCTTCGAGACGGTTGCTGAAGGCCTCCAAGTCGGTATCGGCGGGTAATTCAAGAAAGTCTAAGAATTTTTCGGAGTAAGCCATTTTACTTACTCGCCAGTTGCCAGCACCGATCCATGGTTTTTCTTCCTCCAGAGTAAAAAAATTGTTCAAATGCTTTGGATACCATATCTCTTGTGGCAGCACCTACGTTGAACTTCTTAGAGTCAATTCCGCGTCTAAGTTTGTTAAATAGTTCGATGCCTATTGCAGAGGGGCCCTCAGAGTTTAATCGTTTGGTTAATGTTTCTAATGCTGTCATCATGTCATGTCTTAAATCTTCGTCAGCCCCGAACTCTCCAACAGCGGCACTTAGGCCGAGCATGACTGTATCATTTCCAAAAAACTCTAAGTAATCTACGCCTAGTTTTTGGTCAGTATCCACTATCCAGCGAATCAGATCTTTAAATGCGTCGTCGGATTCGCGAGTTGAAAGTGCTGCGCCGAGAGTCTCAATGGCGGACTCTGCCAAAAGTTCCTCCATTACAGTATTGGTCATGTCAATGTTAGGCTGTCTTTGAATCCATGCCTGAAATGACTGAGCAAGTACAGATAGATGGAATTGTCCTGGCTGCCTACGACGTCGTTTTTCTTTGGACGTGAAAATATCAATGCCTTCAATGGATGCTAGATCGTCTCTCAGTTTGAAGCTAAGAATCTCTACCTGGTGCTTGATAGACATTGGTTTTTGACCAGCGTTTAAAAGTAGCATTCGGTATGCAATCGCCCCGAATGAAATACCTACCCATATTTCAAGGCGAATTTTACGCTCAAGATACTGGCCTAGATCTTCTTCGGATTCATTTTCAAGTTCTTTAGCCGCAGTTCTCATTGCGTTAGTGCGCTGTAATCCATCAATAATGTAAACTTCGCACTGATCTATCGATGCTGAAAGCTTTTCACCAAGTAAAGATATTTCGGAAGGTGTGACAGAGCCTCTGTTTATTATCCTTTGTGTTAGGACTTGTTTGTCTAGTGCTAGTACGATTGGAGGGAGAATGCATCCACGCTTTAAATCCGCACGAAGTGTTCTGTAGGTTTTCGTTCCGCCAATGATGTTTCGTTGTATGGCAAGATTTAATTCCGCACCTTCAGTGATTTGCAAAAATGTTTGGTAAGTGCACCGGCAGTTTACACAAAAAGCACTTAGTCTGGAGTCATAGTCTACTGAGAAAACCTCGAACATTTTTGCCCCTCTATCTAAAATAATTCTAGCTGTATTTATGCCATCGTAAGCGAAAACCAGCCGTTTTTGGAGGGGCCCAGAAATTTAATCGTTTCTGGGTTTTCAGCTTGGCTCTGTAGGAACCAATCCATTGGCAAAGACATGGATTTTGAAAGTAACCCGCTCCTTTCTTGTAGAACCTAGGAACACTCCTACATTATTCGCTTCGGCGTGTTACCTGCATGCCTCATCCAGCTCAGCGGTAGCCGATGTCCAATCTCCTGATGCGGACCAGGCCCTGCTTGATGTGGCCTGCGTTTTCACCAATCGTTTGCAGCGCTCCCCTGACATTTCCGCCCGTCTCAGATGAACCCTGCTGTTCAGCCTGCAGCGTCAGCTCCATCACGGCGCCTCCATGGCCAACTGGTTGTGGTAGATCCTCTCCAGCACATCCGATAGCGAATAATCACCAGGCATGGTGTCGACTCCTTTCAAGAAAAATACAAGCATATTACCGGCAGTGCCCCTGTCAGGCAGTTATTACGGCTTGCTTAGAAATTGCGACAAAGCGAAGAGGTTGTGGTGGGTTATCCCGTCTGGCTAGGGGGGAGACGCAGAGCTACGCCCAATCCATCACTGAAAAAAGCTCACGACTCTAGGTCGTCACCGGCAGCAGTCGACCCAAAGCTGCTTTTGAATCCTCGCAGAATATGAGCCCAAAGCAGCCAGGTCAGCTCCAAACGGATATGTTTGAACGCATCGCTCAGCCTGGACGCCGGTACTGCGGCGTCACCAGCACTGATCGCCGACAGGCTCCGTCCTGTATAACTTGAGCCACAGGAGCAGATGGTTAGCTTTGATTCGGTTATTTAGGATCAGAAAGAAATTTTGCTTGCAGTGCTCGATGGTCATCTCAATTCCAGAAATCTATTGTTTAACTCTTTCAGGTGAGACTGCATATTGTGTTTAATATAAAGTTGTTCTGCTTCCGAGAAAAAAAGCGCTGATTCTACATGCTTCTTCATTAACTTATTCACAACAGCCAGGTTTGCATAAAGATGGGCGCGAAAATGAGGGTACTGGTTATTTTCTTTTTTGAGCCCATGCTGAAGAGTGCGTTCAGCGTCGGGGAGCAGTTGTTCATTTATCTGCAGCAAACCAAGATTGACTAGGTTCGCGACCTCTGAGCGATGATCTTGGTTTTCCACGGCAAGAGCTAACGATTTCTCCAGAAAGCTCCTTGCTCTTTCATAGTTTTTCCTCTGGCTGTAAATATTTGACAGGTTTCCGTAGTGACGCGTCAATTCTGTTTTTTCTTTCAGTAGCTCAGCAATATCAATCGCTTCCTTAACTACGGCGGTTGCTTTTAAAAGTAGGGTTTCATCGTTATCCCTGTTCGCTTTGTGCCTGAGACGGATTGATATATTGGTCAGAATATTGCTTTTTTTGAGCTTCAACATACTTTTGCGATCAAGATCATCTTCTTCCTCGATAAGCACGTTAATCAAAGAATAGGCCTCATCGAGAAGTATTTCTGAATCTTCGTAATTAGCAATATTATTGTAACAGCTTGCAAGATTATTTAGGTGGTTGACCATTTCCAGATTAATCATAGGCCGAGGGAACGCCAAGGCTTGTGTGAGATAATCAATTGCCTCGGGCCAGCGCGCTCGGTTTTTGCACAGTATCCCCAAATTGCCCAAAATATGCTCTTTTTCTGTAGGCGATAAATCAGCAGAGGTCAGGCAGGCCTTGAATAGTTTTTCGGCTTCGTCCAGCTTCCCAATTTTCATGAGGTTCAGACCATGAATATTTGCATGCTTGACATTGCCAGGGTTCAACTCAATGGCCCTCTGGTAATGAAGCTCGGCTTCCACAGGGTTTACCAGAGTGTAAAGCTCTGCCAAGTTGTATATTTCTGCTGATGCATTGGCATATATTTGTTTTGCCCAATCATCCAGTCGAACCCTCGCCAACTCTTTCTGATTGCCTTTTATTAAGTTGAAAATTTCCAGCTGTGTGCTGGATTTTGGAAGACTTGTAGAGCGTTGCTCCATGTCGACCATAATCAAATTCTCGACTTCGTTATTGAAGTAGGGGACACGACTAGAGATATGATTCCTGAGAACTGCCCTGATATTGCTGAGCGCCTCCAGACTACCGACTGAATATTTTGCATATCTGATGACTGTGTGAAAATCAATAATATCATCGGTCTTGCTGAATTTTATATTCTTTGGAGGCGAAACAGAATAGTCCGATTGTCGAGAGAGGAGCATGAAGATGATCAATCTATCGATTTTAGAATGAAATTCATGGCAATCTACGCAATCAATTGTACTCTTTATTTTTTTTAGCGTGGTTGTGGCGGTTACTTGTACGCCGATTCTCTTTTTTTCGTCGATTAAGTCAATACACGGATAATTACTGGTTGCGGCGTTGGTATTGCGCAAGTCCCAGCCGTGCAGTGCGTTCAACAAATCTGCAACCAAACTCTCAGCAGAGATATTGGCGTCGGTTAGACTAAGCTTGGACCTATACTTGATATAGCTTTCAAAAGTTGAGAGCACAAATATTATTTCATCGAGTATTTTATCGGCTTTGAGCATGGCTTTAGTCCCTTAAAATTTGAGCGTTCGTGATTTCTGTGTTGAAAATGCTGGTGATCAATTATGCAGCATGAGACCGGGCTTTGAGCCGGTCTGACATAAAGGCCGCGTCCTTGTCGACTGCCGAACTGTCAGGAAGCATACAGCTTTGGCGGCTTTCCGACTGACTGCTTATGGCCGATTGTGTTGAAAAAGTAGGCCATGGTTTTCACTGCACAAAATTAGGCGATTGAGATTGAAATCTATACTTTGAGTAGAGTATTACGGTAGCGGCGCGCAAAAAAAGCATTTTCAGCGGTCAGTGTGTGGGCGGTTTGAAAGAACCGCTTTTTTTCAACACGATTGGCCGAAAGCTGTCGCTTGCGTACGGCGGCTGACGGCCGCTTAGCGACGGCCTGACTTCGACCGTCGGTATGCATGGTTAGACCACAATTTTGTTACGCCATCCCCAGGGCGTCATCGACCTTGATCCCCAAATATTGAAACGTGCTGGCCGAGCAGCAGCTGACACCCCCGCAAGCTTCGTCCTGCGATAGGTGAGTGAGGCCTTCGTACGTCTCATTGTGTGAGTGCCATAGTCTAAATTAGCTTTTTGCCTTTCATCCATCCAATGAAGTTTACAAGGTTCTGAGGTTCAGGAATTTTGGCAGCGCTGAGCATACGATGAATGCGTTGCTCATATCTTAATGGGTCAGAAGGAAGATTTTTCCACTTGTCATTTTTACTCGATAAACTGCGAAGTCTATTCTCCATTACCACTTCGCTTTTTGATGCCACACTCAACGCAGCATCAAGGGTGCAAATTAGTTTTCGAGCGATTGTTCCAAATAGTATGCAGTCCCGTAAATCAAAAGTGATTTTTTGATTGAGCACTTGCACAGGAAGCGAAAAATTATTTTTGAATGGTGACGGTTGTTTGCTCTGTTCAAGAGCAATTTTTACCTGCAAGTCCAGTATCGACTGGGTGCATAGACCATCAGAGTGAATTATCGAATTACGGCATTTTTTAAAGTAACTGTATGCAGTTAGGTGCGCATCCATCTGATCCCAGCAGTTTAGCTTTGATGTCTTAAGGGTAGGCAGTAGCTCTTGCTTCATGAACGTGGAGATCTGACTATTGGCATCAGTTATTACTGATTTATACCCAGGATTGGCAGCATCCACAAATGGGAACTGAAGGCTCTTCGCATGTGAGTCCCTTTTGCTTTTAGAGAATAAGTCATGGCAGACTTTTTCGGCCCAGCCTTCATATAGTGTGCAACATTCAAAAATGAGCCACTTAGAAAACTCTTGCTCATGAGCTGCCCAGTCAGAGTTCAAAAAAGCTTTTTTAAAGTCGATCCCGCCCGGCATTGGCAGGCCCGATAAAAACTTTTTCTCAACTTCTTTTATGTGTAACTCTGGAAATTGCTCTTTAAAACCTCTGACTTGCCACCAAAACTCTCTTAAACCTGCGTAATTAGCCCAGATGAACGTGAACGCAGCGCCGAGTCGATCATCGACGCTCTGAGTCGCGGAAAAGAAGAATGCAGGTTTTGATGAGGCCATACGAATTCCTTAGCAGTCGGATTAAAGATACCCCGAAACATAGCTAGGCTTAAGCATTAAGTCATCCACTGATGGTGGACGTCCACTGCGAAAGCTCTAAGGGTAACGCGAGCCATTACAGGAGTTTTTCCTGTGACTGCTTGGCGTGTTCCTGTGTGGATTGACCGCTCTTGGCCGATAACTGCCTGTCAAAGGAGGCCCAATCCTTTCAGTCGTGCAAGCCCCTGTTTGATATGGCCTGCGTTCTCGCTAATGGTGTCCAGTGCTCCGCGGACATTGTCGCCAACCTCGGTTAATCCCTGCTTCTCGGCTTGGAGCGTCAACTCCATCAAAGCGGCCTCCAAGGCCAACTGATTGTGGTAAATCCTTTCCAGCACGTCCGATAGCGAATACTCACTTGGCAT